TCATGCCTGCCCGCCCTTTCGCGCGCGAAGGTGCGCCCGGCCGAGACCCAGCCCGTCGGTCATCTGGTTGAGCTTCTCCTTCCGCAGCGCGGGCTTCCTGGACAGGTAGCGGAGCGACATCTCTCCTGTGCGGTGCCGGAAGAAGTCCTGCAGCTCGCGCTGGGACATCACCGCGGCGGCCGCGTCGCCGGCGACGTGCCGCAGGTCCTTGAAGCGCAGCTGCGGAAGCCCCGCAGCCTCGCGCGCCTTGACCCAGTGGTGGCCGATCTGGTTGTACGTGAGGTCGAACACCCGGTCGTCCGGGCCCTTGCCCTCCATCTGGGCGCGGACGACCGCGGCCGCGACGTCGGAGAGGACCTCCCGCTTCCGGCGCGCCTCGTTCTTCGTGTCGCGGATGTCCATGCTGTCGTCGCTCGGGTCGAAGTCGCGCCCGAGCGCCCGCGAGATCGGGCCGCGGTCCCACCCCGTCATCATCGCGAAGACCACGATCGGGTAGAGCGGCTCTCCGCAGGCGCCCAGGAGGACCTCCACCTCCGCCTGGGTGAGGTCGACCTCCCGCCGGTCGTCCTCGTGCGGGGTCTCGACATCCCCCATGATCGTCCGGCGCGTGTCCTTGCCCACTTCGTGGAGGAGGAGCTTGGAGACGCCCATGTAGAAGCCGCGGAAGATGGAGTTCGGCTTCTGCCCCTCCTCCTTCAGGCGGCCGATCATCGTTGTGATGTTCTTGGCCCCGGTCTCCGCCCCCGGGCGCAGGGGATCCGGAAGCGCCGCGATATGGCTGAGGCGCGCGTTCTTGGGAGCCAGGCGGAGCAGGTCGTTGAGCCCCTCCTTGTACCGGCGGTCCGTCACGAGCGGCTTGAAGCGCTCGACGACGTCTTTCAGCAGCGGGTCGGTCGCGTGCTTCAGGAGGTGGTCCTCGCGCTTCATCAGCGTGGCCACGTAGAGCGCGCGCAGCGTGTACTTGCCCTGCACCACACCCTGGACCAGTTCCGGGCGCGTGCGCGCGAGCTCCTTGAGCTTCTCCTCGACCCGGTCGGCCTCCTTCTTGGACTTCTTCTTCGGCACGCCGGTCGACCACGGCCCCACGCGGCCGAAGCCCGGCAGCTCCGGCCACGTGTACCAGGTCGGCCGATCTTTCTTCCGGAACGTCAAGGCACGGCCTCCAGGCGGAAGTCCGTGTCGGTCAGCGGGGCCGGGCGGCCGTTGATCTCGCGGTTGTTGTTCAGGTACCGCAACAGGTCGATGCCGCGCACCGTGACGCGGCCCAGGTTGGGACCGACTCTCGTCTTCGGGAGGAGCTCGTCGGCGATCTGCGCGACGCGCTTCTCTGCATCCTTGCCGTACATGCAGAGGATGACGGCCGCCTCCGCGAGCGTGTACGCGGCCGTCGGTTCCACGGGCGGCTTGTGCGGGTAGAGTGGGGCGCTCCCCCCTTCGCCATCCGTCACCGGCTTCGGCTTCGCGCTCATCCGACCCTCCTCCCCTCCAGGTTCTTGCCGCCGCGCACCACCACCAGGTCGGTGGCGCGCGGCGGCCGCCGGGTGGCGCGGATGCGCACCCGGATGATCGCGGCGCCGGCGGCGAGCGCCCCGCCGGCCACCAGCAGCCCCACCAGCTCCCGCACGCCGCTGCTCACGCGCGGGCCGCGGGGAGGCTGTCGTACCAGTCGGCTACCTCCCCGTGGAAAAGCTGCCCCGGGTACGCCTTGAGCGGACAGTCGACGCAGGCGAAGACGCGGTCCGGGCCCTCGCCCGCCGTGACCACGAAACGGTGGCGGCCGCAGCCCATCTGCTCCAGGCGCCGCGGCATGCGGACGGCCGGGCTCGCCTCGGCGGCCGCGGGCGGGATCTGATCCGTGGTCACGCGGAAGCCTCCATCGAGCGGGTGGACAGCACGGATGCCCCCGCCGGCACCTCGCCGACGGGGCGGTAGTGGATCCGGAGCACGGCCCCGCCGCGGAGCAGGCGCCGGCGCACCTCGCGGAGCTCGCCGGGCACGCCGCGGCCGACCTGGTAGACGTCGACGTCGGTGAGCCGGCCGCCGCTGGTGCGCGTCACTGTGACCTGGTGCAGCACGCACGGCCGCCGATCGGCGCCTCGGAAGTCCCGGACCCGCCAGGCGAGCAGCAGCCCACCGCCGGCGCCCGTGCGCACGAAGCACCACTCGTCGCGCCTGTACTCTGCGTGGAGCCGCACGTAGATCCGTGCGGCGGTGGAGTCCACGATGGAAGGCGCGCTCTTCCGGCCCCGCTTCAGCCGCGCGACCGCACCGACGGCGAGGCGGACCTGGGCATAGTACTGGTGGTTGAGGTGACCCGTCTGCCCGCTCCGGCGCCACAGCTGGTAGATGCGATCGCGAATCCCGATCGGCACCTGATGCCAGTGCTCCCGACAGAGCGGCGGGAACGGGCCGATCTCGCGCATGCAGCCATCCGCCGGGCAATCGAGCGTGCCGGGGACCTGCGCCCCGGCGCTCACGCGGCCGCCTCCGCGTGCACGGCCGCGGGGGAGGTGCCCACCCACGCGAGCCCGAGCGCCGCGCGGACCCAGAGCAGGAGCGTCGCGTCGCGCAGGTGGACTGTGCGCTTCGATGATGCGAGCACCAGGGCGAGACACCCCCGTGTGCCGGGTGGCGTCCGGTAGCTGCCTACGCCGGCGCGGTGGCCCTCCAGGGCGCGCCCGTCCTCCCCGGCCAGGCGCTCGCGCAGTTCGCGGTCCAAGGCGGCGTTGTTGAGCTTCGGCCCGTCGATCGCCCAGAACGCGGCCGCGTTGGGGTCGCCCCGCCCCTCCCTGTCCCGGAGCAGCGCCGCGCGCACCAGCTGGAGCACCTCGTGCACCTCCACGACGTCCCTGCACCGCGTCTCCATCTCGCCCATCACTTGGGCGGCGTACTCGATGGTGAGGATGTCGCCCTCGGGCTCGGCGGGCGCCGGCGCTGGGGGAGGCGCCGGGGCCGCGCTGGCGCGCAGGTCTTCTTCGATGGCCGCACGGGTGGCTCGATCCGCGGCGCACCACCTGGCCCCCCATCGGAAGCCTGCCTGGAGCTGCGGGTACCCGTCGGCCGGGTAGGACTTGCCATCCGCCCACGCGCGCGCGCCGCGGACGAACAGTTCGCGGAACTTGAGGTTGATGTAGACCTCGGCGGCCTCGTCTTTCGCGGAGGCCACCAGCGCGTGCCGCTCCGCCGGCTCGGCACGGGCGTCCTCCTCCTCGCCGAGCTGCTCGACGGGCACCTCGGCCGTGAGGGATGCCGGCGCGTGAGCCGCAGCAACGGGCGCGATGCCGTGTTTTTCGAGCAGCCCCTCCGGATCCGGTGCAAGGCCGTTGATCCGGAGCGCCGCCCCCCACGCCTCCATCCATCGTGCCGTGGTGAGAACGCGCCCGTCGGTGCGGTCCACCAGCTCGCGCTCCTCCGGGTCGTCCGCGGCCTCCCGGATGAAGAACCGGTGCGGGCCTTGCTCCGTCACGTCGCGCTCGCGCGCGGCTGAATCGGGAGGCACCTCTCCACCCAGCGCCGCGATGGTGAGGTCGTCAGCGCTGGGGGTGTCGCGGCCCGAGGCGCCGAGCTGCTCGTGTGCCTGCAGCTGGTCGGCCTCCCGCGCGGGCGTCGCCACCGGCAGGGTCTCAGCCGCGATCACCGGGGGGGAGTAGATGTCCGCCGGGTTGGTCTCCGCCGTTGGCGCATGGATCCCGGTGATCCTGCGCACCCAGCTGAGCAGCTGCGGGCCCTTGATCCTCTCCCCCCGAATGACCTCCGCCCATGGCTCCGGGGTGTCGGTCCGGGCCTGTCCAGGCTTCCACCCCTGGTAGGTGATCCGGCCGAACGGCAGCACCAACCCGTGCTCTCCCGGCTCCCCCATGGCGTCGGCGATCCACTGCCCGAGCAACGCGTCCGGCACAAGCTTGAGCCGCGCCCGCGTCTCATACATGCGGGCGTAGAAGTCGTCGGAGTGCTCCCAGAGCACCTGCATCAGGAGGCAGTCCGCCCTCGCCTGCGCGACTTCCACCGGCGCGACGATCCGGTCCCGGATCTTGTAGTATCCGGTCATGATTCCGTGGCCATCGAGGACCGAGGTCTCCTCCGGGGTGGGCGGCCGGTGCATGGAGGCGTACGACCGGTAGTAGACGAAGGCGCGGGCCCGCGCCCAGGCGACGCCGTCGAGGAATGCCTCGGGCTCCCCCTCCAACTCCGGCGGCGGGCCGTAGCGTGTCACCGTGTCCGCGCCCCGACGGAAGTCGGCGACGTACTTCGTGGACTGGCGCTTCCCCGCGAGGTGCCGCTCCAGCTCCAGGAGGAGGGTGGGTCGGTCCTCCGCAGTTACGGTGTTGCGCTCCAGCCGCGTCCGGTCGGGATCCCCCCAGCGACTGCCGGGGGGCGCGTAGAAGCGTGCCGGAGCGGTCGGCGAAGGTTCTGGCGCGGGCGCCGCGCGGCCGCCGCTGCTCGGCTCGGGCTCCGAGGCATGCGTAGTGGCCGCGCCTACCGCCTCGCCGGCAGCCGCCAGCTCCTCCACCAGGCGCGCGAACCCGTCGGGCGTAGACCCGCCCCAGCCATGCGCCTTGTGGACGGCCTGGTAGGATTCGAAGCTGTCGATCGACGCGATCAGCTCGCGTACGCCCGGGCGGAGCCGTCGCTCCCAGCCCCCGTCGACGGGGCTCGAGTGGTAGACCTGGGTGACGTACCAGCCCCAGCGGAGGATGGCCCGCTCCACCGGGTCCTGGTCTGCCGCCGGCCGCCACGCCACGCCCGGGGTGTCCTCCCATCCCTCCCTGCCGGGGGTCTCACCTCCCTCTTCAGCAGCCGCGTGCTCCGGGTGCACCAGCCCTCGCTCCACGCCGGCCGCCACGCACGCGGGCGTGCTGCACACGCCCTCCTGCGCGTCGCGGTCCACCGACACCCAGTAGCAACCCTCCGGGCAAGCCTGGCTGTCGGTGCAGCCGCAGATAACGCAGCGCGACTCCCCCTCCCGCACCTGGTGGGCGAAAGGGTCGGGGTGGCACTCGTCGCAAAGCTCCTGCACGAGCGGACGACACGCCCCGCAGGACGCGCACGGTGGGAGGGGCTCGGTGGCCTCGATGGCCGTCCATTCCTCGGCGTGGCTACGCGCGCGCTCCATTGCGCCGAAGCCCTCCGGCACCAGCCAGCGGACACCGGTCCCGGCGAGCACCACCTCCACCCTGCCGTCCACCTCCTCCACGTACCACGCCGGCCCAGGTTCCGCCGGCGCGTCGGCCGCGGGCGCCTCGCCGGGATCTCGGGCAGAAGCCCCCGCCATCACATGACCCACGAACGCCTGGTACGCGTCCCGGGCCGCCTTCTGGATCGCGGCGTGCACATCTTCGGACCAGGCGCGGGCATCCGATCCCGGCGCGCAGAACGCCTCCACCACGGCGACCGCGATCTCCTCCGCAGACGCTTCGAGCAGGTGCGCGATGTGGGGCCAGCGGCCGGCGAGCGCCGCCGCCTGGTCCCTGCTGATCAGCGCCGGGACGCGCTCCACGAGCCAGGCCGACACTTCTACGTGGCCCGGGGTGGAGCGTCGGCCGCCCCCTGCCGGCCTGGGGCGAGCTACCAACCCCTGCCGCTCGGCAGCATCCTGGATTGCCGCGTGGTAGATCACCGCCTTCTTCCGCGCGGAGCCCTCCATTGAGTAGAGCCCCGACTCCAGCAGCGCCTGGGTCAGCCGCGCCGGGTCAGCCGCCACCAGGTCCTCGACGCTCGCGAACTGGCCATGCAGTCCCTGGGCGGTCTTGCGGCCGATCCCGTCCACGTGGCCCTGGAGCCAGGCGTTGACGGTGTAGGTGAGCTGGGCGGAGGCGCCGGCGGCTGCGGATGCTTCTATCTCCTTGTGCTTCGCGATGCGCCAGTCCCAGCCCTCCACGCGGCCCTTGCCGGCGCGGTCGGGTCGGGGGAGTCCCAGCTCGGCGCAGCGGACGCCCTCGCGCCACCAGGGCCGGTAGCTCTCGGCGTCGCTTCGCCCGCCCGTCCACCACGCGCGGAAGGCCGCGTCGATCTCTTTCTTCCCCACCACCGACGAGAGCGGCGCTGGCGGATCCGCGACGACCCGCAGCTCGGCGGGGCGCACCCCGACGGTGCAGGCGATGTCGCCCACGAGGCAGGTGACCCGGGCGTACCGCCGCCGGTCGGCCGCGACCATGTACTCCCACACCCATCCCGTGCGGGTGCCCCGGTACTTGTCGGTCCACTCCACGGTGGCGGCGATCGGCGGATGCCCCGGCTTGGGCTCCTTGCCGAAGGGATCAGCGCCGGCGTCCTCCTCTTCATCGTCCTGGAGGACGACCTCGGCAGCCGGGTCCACCGAGTGCTCCAGCTCCGGCGCGGGCTCCGGCGCCGGGGTGGACGACTCGGCAGCTGGGGACGCCGAGTCGTCCACTTCCGGAGCGCGGGCCCACGTCGGGCGGCGGAAGGTGAGGCCGTTCCACTCGACCACGTCCATCCCCGCGTTCCACCCGGCACACACGACGTCGGCCACGGGGCGCGCGAGTCCGTCCTCGGCCGTGCCGCTCGCCCCTCCCTTCGCTGTCCAGCCGCTTATACTGACGGGTGCCCGCTGGCCCGAGACCCAGAAGGTGGGGCGCACCTCGCCCGCCTGCTCCAGCTCGATCACCCGCTTGGCCACTGCCTGGATCCGCGCCCGCATCCCCTTGGGCTGCGCGAGCAGCTCGCGCAGCGCGGTCCGCGCACCGGCCAGCGTGACCCGCTCCAGGTGGTGCGGCAGGTTGCCGGGGTTGCGGTCCTCGACGATCTGCCGCCAGGCCTGCGGGACCTCCTCCTCCGGCTCCCCGGTGGGTGCGGTCTGGGCCGAGCCCACCAGGTCCTCGTGCCGCGGCGGCTCCGGCAGCGGCCGCGCGAGGTGCTGCTCGATCAGCTTGCCGAGCGAGGGCAGGCCCAGCGCGCGGGTGAGCTCGGGGAACACCCGGTTCGTCCGGATGCTGTGATCCGCGCAGAACACGGCGAGAGAGCGGTGCAGGCGCTCCACGCGCGCCCGCGCCGCGCCGCGGCGCGGGCTGGAGTGTGGGGTGTCCGCCAGGTCGACCCACGCCTCCTCCAGGTGCAGGAGCCGCAGCTCCAGCAGCGCCGGGTAGGTGACCAGCCGGTCCGCGGGCACCTTGGTGGCCCGCTGGCCCCGTGCCCGCGGCCGGATCGCGCCCAGCGGGGACACGGCCGCGGGCAGGCGCGGGGGCATCCGGAGGCTTTCGGCGTTCCACGCGGCCGCGTACTCCTCAGCCAGGTCGAAGCGCGGCATGGGCACGCGCACCTGGCCGTCCGTGCTCTCCACCTGGCCGCGGTCCCCATCGAGGCGGATCGCCACCCAGTAGGGGGCGGGACGCTGCATCGCCCGCAGATGGTTGAACCGCCCCGGCAACTGGTTCACGAACGGGCTTCGGCGGCCGTCGAGCCAACAGAGCTGCCGGAGTCGGCCTCGGGCGGGCATGTAGGGGGGTACGATCCGAGGCCTCCGCTCTGCCACCCAGTACGGCGCGGGCGCGTGCCGGTCGTCGATCATCGCCGGCCCCTCCTCCGGCTCCACCGGCAGCGGGGCGGCGGGCTGGGCCTCCTCCTCGGCCTCCGCGGTGGCCGGCGCCTCCATCAGCTCGCCCAGGGCGCGGAGCCTGGCCTCGATCTTCCCCACCCGGCGCTCGCTGCGCTTCCGGCCGCGCACGGCCGCAAGCGCCAGGCGGAGCACGTGGGGGCTCGCCTCTTCTTTGGCCGCCAGGAACTCCGGGCTCTGCGCGGCCGCGTCCTGGAGGATCTGGAGCAGTTCCCGGTCGCGGGCGGCGAGCTCCGGGGTGGGTGGGATGGGCGGGGCGGGTTGATCGACCAGGTCGTCTCGCCCCAGCTCGCGAAGCTCATGTTCCACGTCGGCGAGGAAGCTGGTGGTCGCCTCCTGGAGCGACTCTCCGTCAGCGAACCTTTCCTCGAACGTGCGGAACGCAGTGCCGCACGTGCATGCGCTGCTCGCCCCGGCCGGCGCGGCGGGGATCCCGCCGCATCCCTCACACAGCCCGGCGGCCTGCGCACGTGCGGCGCGGCAATCCTCCTCCGCGGCCTTCAGTGCTGCGTCGGCCGTCTCCACCACCTCCCGCCAGCGCTCCGGCGGCAGCTCCCGCAGCTGTGCCTGGATCTCGCGGCCGATGGCCGCGGGGTCGGGCTGCCCCTCGGCGTCGGGCGCCGGGAGGAACGCCAGGCGCTCACCGAGGTTCGAAATCCAGGCTCCTCCGTCGAGGCGGACCCCCACAAACCAGCGGTTCGCGTCGAAGCCCTGCCGCCGGTCCCACTCGCTGCTCACCTTCAGACGCAGCCCGTACCCCTCCTCCTCCCGAACTTGGTCGACCTGGTACCAGGCATCAGGCTCCGCGTACGCGCCACGGACCCACATCCCGGGCGCGGGCCGTTCCGGGACGTACGGGCCGAGCTCGGCCGCCGCCCCTCCCTCGCGCTCCGCGTACGCGGCGTCGACCTCCGCCCGGGGCGGCGCCGGGACCCCCGCCAGATCGACCCAGTCGATCTGGCGGGGGTCCCGGGCGCCAGGCCCGGGGCCGGAGGGTCCGTCGCCTGCGGCCACGGTGGCGAGGGCGTCCAGGTCCTGCCGCACCGTGCGGAGCTCCTCGGCGACCGCCTCCACGGCGGCGGGCACCCGCAGGCGCTCGATCACGGGGACGGACTCGGCGAGCTCCGCCTCTCGGCGCCGCACGATGTCGACGATCGGCAGGCGCTCCAGGAGGAGCGCGAGGGTGGCGGTGCTGATCTGCACCATCATCGGCGTCCTCCTGATGCTGTACGCGTCTGCTGGGGCCCCGGCTCCCCACCGGCGTCCCCGGTGAGGGCGGCGAAGGGGATCCGCGTCGTGCGCTCGATCGCCTCCACGACGTTCAGCAGCTTGGCCGGATCCGCCTTGATGGCCGACCATTCCTCGCGGACGTACCGCTTGAGGCTGCGGCTGCGGTTCCCCACGATGATTTGCGCCGCGTCGCCGGCCCTGGGGCCTACGGTCTCGACGTACGTGATGCGGGCGGCGCGCTGCTCCTCCTCCGGGGAGCCGCGCTGCGCCGCCGGCTGCTCTCTGGGGGACGCTGCCTCGCCGGCGACCTGATCCGCCTTCCTGCGGTTCCGGGCGTTCCGGACCAGGTCGGCCACGACGCGCGAGACCACGCGGTAGACCTTCGGGTCGCGCAGGAGGCTGTGGTTCTCGACCACCCACGCGCGGATGTCCTTGACGTCGCCCACCCCCTCCACGCCCACGTAGGCAGGGATCTTGTCGCGCAGGCGCAGCGCGGCGTCCACCACCGTGGTGATGTAGTCCTCGGGCGTGAGCTCCGCGGTGCTCCGCTCCCCCCCCGGATCCGCACCGGCCGGCTCCGCGCGCGCGACCGCCCTCTCCGCCTCGCTTCCGCGCCCCTGGCCCGTGCCGCCCTTGGGGACCGCGAGCTCCTCCCGACGGCCGCCGCCGCGGAAAATGCAGAGCGTGACGTAGCGGTAGTCGCCATCCCCTTCGACGACCTCCGGGGGATCGGTCGGCCGGGCGCCGCGGCTGTACTTGATGGCGGGCTTCAGGTTCTTGCGGGAGTTCGCCTCCAGCTCGCGGCGGGTGTAGAAGCCGTCGTGCGCCCACACGCCCTCCTCGTCCGCACGGTCTCCGGCGCCCTTGCCGCGCTCGGCGCCGAGGAGCGCCCAGTCGAAATCGGGTTCATTGGTGAGGGGGAAGAGGTGCCCCCCCGGCGGAGGGGAGCACGCCCGCCACCGCAGGCGCCCCAGCTCGCGCTGCAGCTCCAGGACGGCGCGGTCCAGGTCGGCCGCGCTGGGCGCGTCGACCGGGACCAGCACCTCCGCGCCGAACCGGGTGAGGAAGCGCACGCTCGCGGCCATCAGCGCACCTCTTCGGACGGCGGGACCAGCCGGCGCAGGCGCCGCAGCTGCATCGCGAGGTATTCGGTGCGCATGTCGTCCCAGCGGCACGCCAGCGCCGCCACCATCCCGGTGGGATCGTCCGGGTCCCCGGCGACCGCGAGCAGCTCCGCCACGGCCGCCTCGACGGCCGCGGAGCCGGCGAGCGTGCGCGCCACCGGGTGCTCGGCCGTGAGCTGCACCTCCCGGGCGCCGGCCGACGTCCAGAGGATGCCGCGGATCCCCGCCTGGAGGATGACGCGGCCGCCGTGCTGCTCCACGAGCGCGAGGCCGGGCACCCCGGGCCGCCATACCCACGGCGACCGGTGCGCGACAGGGAGCGCGGGCGGCGATCCCGCGGCAGCGGGGCGTGCAGCAGTGCCCGCCATCATGCACCTCCCCGGGAGACGGCGAGCCGGAGGCCGAGATCCCCGGCCGGCGCCAGCGCGACGCGGTCCAGGTCCGCGGGGCCGAGCGGGACGAAGTCCACCTCCCGGCCGCGCTCCTCCAGCACCACCACCAGGGCGGAGCCGAACACCGGCGTCGTGAAGGTGCGCAGCCAGAAGTTGAGTGGGGCGCCGCCGACCGGGCCCAGCTCGGACACCACGAGGGCGAGTCGCCGCGGGCCGGTCTCCCCCGGGATCGGCAGCGTCTCGATGGGCCCGCCCACCACGCCCGCCATCTCTTCCTGAGTGATACGGCCGGTGCGGCGGACGGGGACGGCGCACCCCTCCGCGATCAGCAGGTAGGTCATCCGAGGGATCCCTCCGTGCGCCCGACGTCGCACATGGCGGTCATCAGCGCCGTCGCGCTCACCTGGAGCGAGAGAACGGTCGGCTGCAGGGCAGCCCACGCCGCAGCCCCCGCCGCAGCCCCCGCCGCATCCCACGCCGCATCCCTCGCCGCAGCCCCCGCCGCATCCCCCGCCGCAGCCCACGCCGCAGCCCCCGCCGCATCCCACGCCGCATCCCTCGCCGCAGCCCCCGCCGCATCCCACGCCGCATCCCTCGCCGCAGCCCCCGCCGCAGCCCACGCCGCAGCCCACGCCGCAGCCCCCGCCGCATTGAGGCGCGGCTGCGCCGCGCCCGCGGTCGTAGCGTCCGCTATCCGCGCAAGGGACTCGAGTGCTCGGGCGTGTTCCTCCAGCCCAGCCAGACGCAGGAAGGCCGGGGTGTGGACGCGCGCGAGCCAGTCGACGGCCATCCAGGCTCGCATCTCCTCGTCCTCCGGCGTGGTGCGGGTCCCGACCAGGAGCGGGATCAACGGACGGAGGAGGCGGTTGCGGTCCTCGTCGCTCAGCGCATCGTTCCATCTCCGCCCGAAGGCGGCGATCACCGGAGAGACGCACTCCGGGTGGTCGCCGAACGGCTCGCCGGCGACGTAGGAGACGGCCTCGAGGAGGCACATCCCGGCCTCTGGGCTCTCGTGTCCGCCGCGGTCCAGGTAGAGCGCGGACGGGTCTCTGGGCAGGACGGTGGTCACAGCTCGCTCCCTGCGTAGGGGTGTGCGCCGTGGGAGTGGCGGCCGTTCGGGCCGCCCTCCATGGCGTCGGCGAGAAGCTGCTCGCCGGAAAGATCCACCTGGACGACGCGCTCCGCGTGGGGGCCGACGCGCTCGCCCGGGGCACGCGCGGCGAGCTCGCGGTCGATCAGCGCGAGTGCAGCCAGGTCGGCGCGCAGCTCCGCGGGCGGGGCGCCGTCCAGCTTCGCGACCTGGATCCGGTCGGCGAGATGGCGGCGGCCGGTGCGGAGGCGGGCCGTGTCGAGAGATTTCAGGTACCGGACGGCCGCCGCCTCGGTGGCGGCGGCGGGCGGCGGGGTGGGGCGGGTGGGGCTAGTCGTCGCGCTCAACCTTGCCTCCAATCGTGGACGGTGTGTAGATTGGAGGCGCTCGAACACCTCCAGTCGGACCCCGCCAGCGCCTCGGCAGCGCTGGCGGGGCTTTTCTTTTTCAGGCCCTACGCGGCTTCCACGGCGCCCGCGGCCGCGCCGACGTCCTCGCCGCAGCGGACGCAGGCGGCCGTAACTCCCTGGCCGGTCTCCTCGAAGAGGTGGTGCGGGCCGGCGGCGCCGCACGCGCCGCAGGGCAGCAGCGCGAGCGCGCGGCGGTGCTCCTCAGGGGTGCGGCGGAGGGCGATAGGGGCGGTGCTCACGAGGTGGCTCTGGCGGGGGCCGCCTCACCGACGATGCGGCGGCTGTACGCCTCCACGGCACCCCGGCTGTAGCGGATCTGCCGACTCTTGAGCTTGATCCACCCCTTGCCGCGGGGGCCGAACGCACCCCGATCCTTGGCGTTGCGAACGGAGTTCTCGTTCTCCCACTCCAGGAGCCGCGCGGCCTCCTTCGCGTCGATCCACTCGGCGTCCGGGAGATCATTACCCGCCGCCGGCTGTGAAACAGAAGTCTTGCGGTCCACGCCTCCCTCCTGTACCATTCGGCCCCGATGCGCACGATGCGCACGATGCGCATTGCGCCCTGGAACGATTGTAACGGCCCTTGGAACGACTGTCAAGCCACACGTGACTCGCCAACAGCGCGCCGCCCTGCTTCGCCCTCTTGTGCAACAGGCCCTCTCCGAACCCAAGGCTTCGCGGCGCAGGCTCGCTGAGGAGATTGGCGAGGTGAGTCATACGCTCGTTGGGAACTTCGCGAGCGGGTCAGTTCCTGAAGATTGGGCGTTGAAGCGGATCGAGGACTGGGCGCGCAGGAGAGGGCTGTTGCGGGAGGCCGGCGAGGGGTCAGAGTGGGGCGTGTGGGCGAACTACCCGGACAACCGTGGCCAGCAGCTAATCCGCGCGTTCCAAGTGCTTGCCCGCAGAGGTGCGATCAAGGCCTTCGGAGGCAGGGTCACATACGCGGATCTAGCGGCCGCGTTGCGCACTTTGGCCGATGAAGAGACATTGGACGCAGAGTCCGAGTCGGACGTAAAAGCCTACATCTCCGAGTTACTGCGGCTCCATGCCGAGGAGGGGCAGCCGGATGCAAGTGCAGCCCGAGACCGCGATTCTCAGCCATCAAGTTCTTCGTCTCGTTGACACTGTTCAGGGCATTTGGCCGCGGTATGGCCTAGACCGGTTGACGGCCGATGCCCGGCATGCGATTCAGGATGCTTTTGGCTTGACGGTCAAACAGGACAAGAACCTCCCCCCCGGCCGGCTCGCTCTGCTCGTGCCGAAGCCAGCCGGCTGCCGATCTATTCTCCGGCTGCGCCCGCACCTGAGCGTCTATGCCCTCCGGCTGATGACAATGGAGGCGGTCGCTGAAATAAACCTTAGTGAGAACGCCTATAAAGTTCCCCCAGGCGCATTCAAGGCGATCTGCATCACCTTTGCTCTCGTCGGTGTGTTCAACCGCGCCGATTGGACTGAGCGCGGAGAGGAATGGGTGGTACACGTCGCGAAGGCACTGGAAGAGGTTGGGGATGATTGGGTACTTCGATGGTTTCCCGAGCTCCTCCGGGAGGTCAAGGCTGTCCTCCTCGGCCTGACCGATGGAGAAAGCGAGCGGGCCGGCGCCGAGGTTGCAGACCTAGAAGTCTCAGGTACCGCTCTAGCCTTGACTGTTGCGCGGAGCGCGCGAGAGGCTGGGCGATTCGACCGGGCGGAGGCGTGGTATGCTCGGGCGCGGGAGCTCGCTCGCAGAGTCGGCGAGGAGCAAGCTCTGGTGCGTGCTAAGCTGGGGATGGGGTGGGTGCACCTGCAGCGCGAGCAGTACACGAGAGCTCGTGACTGCTTCCGAGATGCGGAGGACCATGCCCGCGAGCGCGGGTTGAGCGAACTCGAGGGGATGGCCTGCCACGACCTGAGCGCTTTGGCGGTAGTGCAGAACCGTCACGATGACGTCCTCGAGTATGCGCGCCGAGCACGGAGAGCATACGGCGATGCCAACCCACGGCTGATACGCCTTTCACAAAACATCGCCTATCACTGGTCAGACCGCGGCCAGTTTCACGAGGCGCTCCCGGTTTTCGGCGCACTGCTCAAGCTTCCCGCCGCACAGTCCGACCCTGAGTCGTGGACGCTGCTGCTCTGTGCTACCGTCCGGGCGGCGGCAGGTTGTGACGACCAGGGCATCTTCCGGGGCCTGTGGGGGGAGGCGTGGGCAGCGGTCACCCGTGCATCATTCCGGGGCCGGGCCGCGCCCGCACTGCTAGACCTCGCAGAGGCCGCACTGCTGGTGGGGGACTCCGCACGTGCGGGCGCGGCCGGCCGCGCGGCCCTCCACCTTGCCCGCGAGCTGAGCCAGGACGGCTACGCTACCCAGTCGGAGGAGCTGCTGGCTCGCGCGCAGTTACCGGGTGCGGTTGAGCACGGGCGGGGATCTGGCGACTCAGTCACCCACTCGCTTGATCAGGCCGTCTGTGAGGAGCTCGTGCAGGCACTTCGCTCCCTGCAGAACAGCGAAGGGGAGGGCTGAGCCCTCCCCTTCGCGCCGATCAGGAGCAGGGGCAGTCTTTATTCCCAGAACTGACGACCCCTCCCCCATCGCGGCAGACGCATTCAGTTGTGGCGCCGGACGTCGGCGACGGCTTCTGGATAGTTGTGGAGTCTGTGACCAGCGCCCTTCGAGCGGGACCTGGCGACAGGGGTTCGTGCTGGTCCGTGCAGGCGACACCGAATGCGCTGGCCGCCAGAACGGCCGCCAGGGCTACGAGGCTGCGCAGTTTCTGCATGGGATTTTCTCCTGGGAGGGGTGCGTAGGGGAAGGACAGTGTCCACCATGGGCACCAAAGTAGCGGCACCCAAAGACGCCGCCTAGCGTCTCACCGCGCCAATCTGTTGACCACTAATCGAACGTATGAGCACTTCGCGACAGGGATACGCTACCGATCTTGTGGCGGCGCGGCGTGACGGCGGGGCTCGGCGGAGCGGCGGCACGCTGGGCAGCGGTAATCGCGGCCTCGGCGCCGCGGGGAGCACCCGCGCGGCCTTTGTGCGGCATATCGCGGTGGCAGCTGCCATGGGGCTCCTCGCCGTCGCGCCCGCTGCGGCACAAGGGGGAGCAGGGGGAGGGTATGGGGCGTTCTCGATGGGGTACGTCGCTAGACCTGATGGGGGGATCCCTTTCACCCTGAGCGCTGGAAAGCAAGGGTCATACTGGAGGCTCGCCGGGGCAGGCGACATGATCGTGGTTCCGAACGAGGGCGATACCCGGTACTACCGGGACGACCTCGGCAACGGCACCAGCCGCTGTCGGGACTCGGCCACAGGCCAGTTCGCTCCAGACGCATACTGCGCGGGCGATCTCGATTGGGCGCTTCGCGCGGAGGGTCTCCTCCGCATCCTTCAGGGTCGGCTGGCGCTCGGGCCCGGCGTCCGCTTCGGCGGGGGCGCTCGCCCCTACGGCACGGCCGTCTGGGCTACGAACGGATCCCGCCGTGGGTCGCTGTTCGTCAAGGGAAGTGCCGGCGAAGATTTCGTCCAGTTCGACGTAGGTGTGGACTTCGGGTGGTGACCGGTGCAAGAAGCGCTAAGCCTTAGCCACAACGATCCCAACTGCACGGGGTCTTGGCACCGGCACTGGCTCGGCAGACTGACCGCCTACTGGCGGTGCTGGAAGTGCCTGGCGGTCTACTACGACTCAAGGGAGGTGCAGGCGGCGGTGCGCACGGAGATCCGGATGGGGCGCCTCCTGCGGCGCTACGAGAAGCAGGGCCGACGCATGCTGTAGCCGAAGAGGGGGGCGAGCTCGTGAGCTCGCCCCCCTCTTCGGCTACAGCAGCCGCTACTCGGCCGGCAGGCTCCAGCGGTGGAGGCGCGGCCCCTCGGCCGATAGGACCCGCACCCCGATCCACTGCGCGTCGGTGACGTCGAAGCTTCGCTCCAGCCGAACCCCGGCCAGCGAGCAGAGGTGGTGCACCTCGCCGCGGCGCCACTCCTTGACGTTCTTCGCTGCCGAGTGACTCGGCTTCCGGTCCGGGAGCATCGCCTCCCACGGGATCCCCCGCCCCTCCAGGACGCCGATCACAACTCCGATCGACAGCGCCAGCTCGGCTACCGCCTTGCCGGTGTGGCCCCCGTAGGGCACCAGGTTCGCCGGCGTCTCCAGCACCACGCGGCACGGCGGCCGCCGCTCGATGAGCGCGCGGAGCGGCGGGCCGAACGCCTCCGCGCGCGCGGCCGGCCGGTCCTCGCTGGGGGTCTTCACCCGCAGCACTTCCACCTGCGCCGTCATCAGCCGCGGGTGGGGGACGTTAGTGAGGCAGCGGCCGACCAGGTCGCGGTAGAGCACCAGGTCCCAGACGACCACCACCAGCTCGTCGAGCCCGGGGTCGACCGTATACAGGTAGCGGGGCAGCGTCATCCGAGCACCACGTCGCGGCCTGCCGTCACCACCAGCTCGCGGCTCTCCAGGTACAGCGTCTGCCCGCGGGCGGAGACGATGGCGGAGATGATCCACTCCCGGTACCGAGTGGAAGCGAGCTCGACCGGAAGGTCGGCGACGTAGTCGCCTGGGACGCCGGAGACCGGCTCGGCCGCGACCGGCCACACGCCGGGAGCGGGTAGGCCCACGGGATCGGCGACGGTCACGAGGACCTCCGCGTCCTCGATGGGGTCCGCTTCACCCGCGACGCGGACGGCGCGGACGCGGACCTGGTTGCTGCTGAACTGGAGGAGCATGGTTCACGGGGGACGGGCGACCGCGAGCGCGGCCGTGAGGGGGGGAGTCGCGCCGAAGCGCGCGGTGAGAATCGGGGAGACGAACAGCTGGGCGATCAGGACGGGGGGTGCTGCAGCGTCGGCGGCGCCCGCCCCAGCTGCGGCCAGAGCAGGCAGGGCGGCTTCCCCCATCCCCCCAAGGGCGACTCGTCCGCCAGCCGCCGCCGCGACGGGGGGCGGAGTCGCGTGGCCGTCGCCCTGGAGGCGCGCCGCGCCGAAGGCGGCGGGTTGGAGCTGGATCAGAGCGGCAGCGCCCGACCCGTGCATCGGCGCAGCGCCTTCCGCGGTTCCTTCCAGGTTGGGGAGCGACGTGGCCCCAGCGCCCGCCGAGGGCAGCGCGCCGACACCGGCCGAGACCATGGCGGGGAGCGTGGCCGCGCCGCTGCCGCCGCTTGTGGCCGTGCCGGCGGTTCCCGCGGCCGCCGGGGAAGGCATTGCGCCTCCCCCGGCACCCTGGATCTGAAGCGCTCCGGCACCCACGGGCTGGAGGCCAGGCACCACCGCGATGCCCTCGCCGCCGACGGAGAGTCCGGCCGCGCCGCCCCCGCCGGCTGCGGGGAGGGATGCGGACCCGGCGGCGGCGAGCCCAACGGCTGCGGATCCGAGGCAGGTCGGAGGCCCCAGGGCGGCCGTCCCGGTGCCCTCGATGCCGGTTGCCGCACTCCCGACTGCCGCCAGCTGCGGGAGCGCGGCCGCGCCGTCCCCCGAAGCCGGGGGCGTGTCCATAGAGCCGGCCGCCTGCACGAGAAGCAGGGAGGTGTCGCCGGCGCCCTGCACGGTCACCACACCGATGCCAGCCGCCGATCCAGGAGGAAGGCCCGCGGCCCCATCCCCCGTACGGGGTGTGTCCACCTGGACAACGTGCAGGTGGGCGACCTTGGAGGAGTCCGCGGCGGCGGCCAGCGTTCCGAGCCGCAGCGTGAGCACCGTTCCGGTCAGGGTCAGGCGCACCGGTTCGTTGCTGGAGATCCAGCCCGCCGGCGTGCGCTCGACGCCGGTGGCGTCCACGAAGTTGCCGGTTCCCGTGGCCCCGTACGTCACCACGAGCAGCGAGGCGGCGCCGTCGCGGAACTCGGCCCGGAGCGCACCCATGTTGAACTGCGCATCGCCGAACGCGGCGCGGACCTCGTAGGTGCCGGGTGCCGGCACGTCGATTCTCAGGTCATGCGTGGTTCCGTCGTTGAACGCCTGGTGGTGGCCGCGCAGGCGCGCGTCGGTGGTGCTGGTGGTGCGATCGCGCACCCCGTCCTGTCCGCCGGTCCAGCCGAAGCCCGGGGGGGCTGCGTAGGCGGCTCCGAAATACGCCGTCTCGCCCGCGCCGTCGGCGGCGTGGGCGAGCGTCGAACGGAAGTTCAGGCGAAGGTCCACAGGAGCCCTCGGCGGGGGTGCGCGGGATGGCTACTGGGCAGGCATGGTGAAGGTGAAGGTGTTGATCGTGACGGCCTGTCCCGGCGCCACGTTGGTGTTGTCGAGGATCAGGTCGGCGCCCGAGCCGGCCATCCCGACCGACACGTCGAGGCGCTCGTCCACGGCGTTGGTGGTCCCCGCGTCGCCCGCCTTGCGGAAGCGAGCCCACGTTGCGACTCCGGCCGCATCGGCCGCGAGGTCCTGCCACACGCCGGCCTTGGCGACCTGCCCGCCCGCGCCCGCGGCGAACGCCTGGGCGGGCAGGTTGATCGAGGCCAGCAGCGTTCCGGCCGGGGCGTCGCCGGCGGCGGCCGGCCGCGCACCGGAGCGGATCTCCAGCACGCCGCCACCGAAGGCGGCCTGGAGCTGGTCGGCGAGGCGGTTGCGGAGCGGGGTGGTGAGGGTAACGGCCATCTGTACGGTCCTGGTCAGGAGGGTGTGAAGAAGGAGCACGAGGGGGGCGGGCGGCTCACGCGGCGGTGGCCATGGGCGGGCGCGTGGCGTGGAGCTCGGCAAGGACGTCGCGGGTGCGCTGGAGGGCAGCGACCACGGCCGGATCGAACTGGGTGCCGCTGCACCGGAGCAGCTCGGCCTCGATCGCGTCCCACGGGAGCGCCGGGCGGTACGGCCGCGCGGCCCCCATGGCGTCGACCGTGTCCGCCACGGCGAGCACCCGCGCCACGAGGGGGATCTCGGCGCCGTTGAGGCCGTCGGGATAGCCGCCGCCGTCCCACCGCTCGTGGTGGCTGCGCGCGCCGGCGAGAACGACCGGATCTGTCGTGATGCGGCGTAGCATGCGCTCGCCGGCGGCGGGGTGACGCGCGACGAGCTCGCGCTCCTCACGCGAAAGGCGGCCGGGCTTGTTGAGGATGGCCGTAGGGACCGCGACCTTGCCGACATCGTGGAGCAGGGCGGCCGTCCAGAGCTGGCGGAGCGGGATCCCTCCGACCTCGGCGCCGAGCGCGACCGCGTAGGGGACGACGCGCTCGCTGTGCTGGGCGGACCCGGGATCGTGCGCCCGGAGCTGTTCGAGCAGCGCTCGCGTGCTCATCGGCCGAGCGGCGAGACGAAGTCTGCGGGCGAGATGAAGGCTTCGCAGTACTCCAGGCTCAGCTGCCTGTCGGCGCGGCGCTCGCGGCACGCGAGGAACAGGATGTACCGGTCGTGGGCGGCGACGGCCGAGTCGGTGCGCGCCAGGTGCGCGCGGATCCGGGCCTGCTCGGCACGCAGGGTGTCGATGGCGCCCGGGACGGCCGCGAGGTCCTGGAGCTGCTGCTCGTGGCGCCGCACCTGGTCGGGAATTACGGTCACGCGGGCGGCCGCCGTGGTCACCCCGGCGCCCGCGCTGAAGGCGGCGATCAGCGCACCCGCGACCACCATCATCATCTTCTGGGTGGTGGAGAAGCCCTCCAGCCACAGTTTCGTTCGGTCGGTCACGGTTCGGTGTCGGTGTGGGGTAAGAGAAAAAGGCCCGCACCCCGGCGTGGGGTGTGGGCCGTCTGGCCGTCGAGTCGTCGAGTGGTGGATGTTCCCCGGCCGGGGAGCGGGATCAGCGGCGGGGGCGGCCGCGGTTACAGCGCGAGGCGCTCCACTTCCTTCCAGACCGTGTTGCCGCCGCCGTCGAAGCCCGTGGCTACCCACGCGTATCCGGCGCCGGCGATGGGCGCCCGGAGGCGCATCCGGTCGCTGACGAGCCCGTTGAACGGCTGCCCTCGCCCCTGGGGCGAGGCGTCCGCGAGGATCACTCGCTCGCCGTCGACCGAGGTCCCGCCGTACCCGCTGGTGGTGCCGATGGCGGCCTGCGCCTCGCGCATCACGACGCCGCGCTGGCGGAGGACGTTGGCAGGGTTGGAGGCGACGATGTACATGTAGGTGGTGACCCCCTCGCCCAGACTCGGGGACTCCACCTCCAGCGTGACCGGGCTTGCGGCCGTCCCGTTCCACAGGAACGCGATCGCGCTCTCGATGCGTGTCCCCACGAAGCGCGCACAGCCGCCCTGCGCCATGTGCAGGGCGCGCTGGAAGCCCGCCGCGATGCTGCCGCCGATCACCTCGAGGCGGTTGCCGAGCGCGCGGTCGTCCGGCTCCACGAGGATCCCCGCGAGCAGCCCGCCCGCCGGCGCCGCAACGGCCGTCTCCAGGTGGCAGCCGACGAGGCGGAGCCGCTGCCCGCCCTCGGCCGAGCCGGCGACGTTGTAGAAGACGTGGATCGGCGCCCCCCGCACCAGCCCCGCGGCCGCCACGCCGGCCTGCACGAAGGTGCAGGCCGTGAACTCCATGTCGGACGGGTAGACGATGCGCTGCGCATCGTCGGCGAAGGCGCCCACGCGGAAGGTGCTCCCCGAGATCCGTACCACCGAGCGGTACCCGTCCACGTAGAAGCCGTCCCCCGCCACGATGCCGCTCCCGACCCAGGTGGAGCCCTCGCGCAGCGTCAGGTCGAAGTCCCCGTCCAGCTGCGCCCCCGTCAACACCGTCTCGGTGGCCATGCTCCCGCCGTAGCCGGCTACGTCCACCTCCCAGTCGATCCCGGTGCGGTCGACCGCACCGGTGGTGAGCAGCGAGGTCGCGCGGACGCGCGTGTGCCCCCCGGTCACCACCAGGCCGCCACGCCAGCAGTCGTGCGCCTCGCAGTCGCTGACCACCGCGTCCACGTTGTTGACCAGCGAGATCCCGTCGGCGACGCCCCCGCGAAGCACCACGCCGCGCAGGCGCACCCGGAGGCGCCCGGCCTGCACCGGGCCGGCCACGGGCCCGCCCTGCACGTAGATCAGGTGCGACTGCTGCTGCTCGTAGCCGCGGTAGGCGCCCTGCGCCTGGCTCTGCCCGTCGATCTCCAGGTCCCGGATGGTGATCGGCGCCGAGTCGGCCGCGGCGTCGTAGAGCGCGTACAGCGTGCGGGTGTAGTTGGGCTGCGCAGGCGGGCGGAGGAGCCTCGCCCCGCGGCCGTCGAGTGTGGTTCCCGGGTGCACCTGCGCGGTGGTGACCACGTAGGTGGCGCCCGGCGAGAGCACGACCCGGCCGCGGATGGAGGCGGCCGCGGCGAGGGCGGCGCGCAGCGGGAGCGTGTCGTCCGCCGCCCCGTCTCCCACGGCGCCCCACCACTCCGGCAGGAGGCTCCGCACCGCGCGGCGGCCGAGCACCACGGTGCCCGCGCCTTCGAAGATCCGCCACGCCCCCGCGCGGATCGGGCACTCGATGGTGAGCGTCGCGCCGGCGGCGACGAAGAAGCCGCCGCCCGGGGGGATCGTGAGCCCCTTGCGGCTGTGGTAGGGGAGGGTGGTGTCGGCGGTGATGCGGCGCCGGCCCGGAGGGAGCACCCCCTCGCCGCCCCCGTCGGGGATCCCGCCGCCGGCGGCCCCGGTGTACCACGCGAGGATCCCTGCCTGCGCGGCGGCGGCCGTCGCCGCGGTCGCGGGGTGATTGTCGGCTCCGTCCAGGTCGTAGCGGCCGCCTCCACCGCGGTTGGCGATGCGGTGGCGCACCAGGATGTCCGTCATAGCGTCCCGTAGGCGGTGATGGTCCCGTCCGGCCCACGCGCGAGGCGCACGGCCGTCTGGGTGGTGGTGGTGGCGTCGGGCACGGCCGTCCCGTCGCCGGCGTCGGCAAGCACGCCCGTGATCTCGGCCGGGACATCCGTGTAGCTCCAGGTGCCGTCGCCGTTGGCGCGGAGCCCGGCGCGGCCGGGCAGGCGCGCGGCGGGGACGAGGCCGGCGGGTTCGTCCCACTGGGCGTAGCCGCTCATGAGCAGGCCGCCACGAGCTGCTCGACGGGGGCGCACGCCTGCGGGGGCGACGCGGTCCCCCCGTCCGAGGTCCGGACGACGCGGACGCGGTACGTCCAGGCGCGGCGCGAGGTGTAGTCGGGGGAGAGGGTGATCCGGTACCCGGCCACGTTGTGGGCCACCTGGGTGGTGGTGAGCGGGAGGATGCCCACGTGCACGGCCTGCCAATCTTCCACGTCGGTGCGCCACTCCTCGACGACGACCCCGTAGCCCGCGGCCGCGGTGTCCGAGACCGACAGGTAGATCGTGTGCACGATGGAGCCACAGAGCGTGTTGCCGGCCGTCGCCGTGGCCCGGGCGGAGGTGACGAACGGCGGCGCCGGCGTGGCGACCGTCGCCCCGTTCCGCTCCTCGATGCGCTTGACCATCTCGGCGGGGGCGATCCCCGTGACGCTGTTCCACCCGCGGGCCTTGACGACGGCCGTACTGCCAGGCCCGCACACCACGCCCGTGTTGACCGAGCCCGAGCGGCCGACCACGAAGCCGTTGTGCGCGCTCGGGGTGGGGTCGGCGGGCTCGGCGCCCACGCCGACGGTGAAGTAGACGACGTCCGTGTCCTCGTCGCCCCCGGCGCTGGGGAGCACCTGGTGCGACGCGTCGAAGGTGGCCATCAGGTTTTCGACGCGCGCCCACTGGTCCGGGTCGAAGTGGTGGGTCTCGATCAGCCAGCGCTGTGCGCCGTCGTGGGCCGTGTACGCGATGGCGCCCGCGATCCACGCCCCGTGCTTGGGGTCGATGGAGACGCTCGCGGCGTAGGGCGCCGTCGGGTCGTCGCTCCAGCTGCCGTCCCCGGGGTCGGCGAAGCTCACGTCCCCGCCGCCCGCGTGCGTCTTGAAGCGCACCGCCCCCCGCCGCCCCGACAGGTCGGTGATCTCCAGGCTCAGCAGGCCCGTGGACCCGCTCTGCGAGGGCACCTTGCGGACGGTGGGGATCGGGTCCGGCAGCACCACGCGCGCGGTGAGCGCGTCGCCGTCGAGCCCGGAGGGGGCACCTGCGATCACCGGGCCGTTGTTGCAGATCATCCGGAGGTGCCAGGTGCCCTGCCGCTTGGCCGCGGGGACCGCGAAGACCGGGCGCTGCACGGCCCCTTCGGTGAGGGCGAGGACCTGCGTCATGGCGCCCACCATCGCCTCGTTGTCGGCCACCAGCACCAGCGCGCTCTGCTGGTGGGTCCCCCCGATCGCTTCCGCGGTGATGTGGCCGGTGGCGGGGTCGTACGTGCCCTCCAGGCTCCCGCCGCGGGCGCGCTCCATCAGCGAGAGCGGCAGCGGGGTCCAGGGGCCCGACACACCGCTGTCGCGGCCGTACGCCTGGATCTCCAGGTGCACGATCTGCCCGCTCCGGAGCGCGACGGCCGCGAGCTTGGCCAGCGGCGCGCCAGGTCCGTCGTCATAGAGCGCCGCCGGCGTCACGCGCGAGCCGCTCGGCAGGTACAGGGGCGTGTTGTCGGCGGAGACGAGGGTATAGATCGGCGCATCGGCGTCCGCGGCGAAGCGCACGCGGAGCCCCACGTCCTCGCCGACGGGACTCGCCAGGTCGGCGCCTGCGGCCGCCGCGGTGCGGTTCGCCACCAGGTCGAAGTAGCCCCGGGCGGAGGGCGCCTGCGGGGCGACGCCGTGCAGGGGAGCGCGGAAGTACTCCAGGCGCGCGCCGCCTCCCTCGTACTCGACCACGTAGGGCGTGCTGGTCTCCCCGGGGCGGAGCGTGTCCTCCACGCTGCCGTCGTCGAGCGTCGTGGTGCCCCGGATGTACACCCAGCTGCCCCCGCCCACCAACGCGGTGTAGGTCCGCACGCGGCCGTCGCCGAGCCGCACGTAGATCGCGTCCGTGTCCGGGTCGTACGGCAGGACGATGCGCGCGTCCGGCCGGTAGTCGTCGGCGCTCGGCGCCCCCCAGGGGAGCGGGTCCCGGTTCGGGCTGGCGCGGGCGAAGCGGAGGGAGCCGTCCACCGCCTCGAAGGCGGCGATCACGTCGAGCGGCCTCCGCTCCGGCAGCGGGATCGCGCCGAGCTCCGGGTAGTCGGCGGGCCCGATCGCGCGCGGCCCGTCGGCGGTGAAGGTGTGACGTACCAGGGGGACCCCGTCGGTGTCCTCCAGGTACACGCCGCACTCCACCGGGAAGGCGCTCAGGCTGGGGCGGTCCAGCGACACCGTGACGTCGGCCGCGTCCCCCACCACCGCGGCGGCGACGCGCTCGCCGAGGCGCACCTCGGCCGCGGGGATCGAGAGCTCCCTGGAGCCCCGCTCCCGGAGATCGGCATCGAGCGCGACAACCGAGACCAGGAGGAGGTAGCGGCCGCTCGGCTTCGGCAGGGTGACGCGCGCGCGGGTGTCCACGACGACCGCCCCGGGCCGTGCGGTGCCGGTGACCTTGGGGTCGGTCCGGCCGATATACGGCGTCGGCACCAGCTGGACGAAAATTTGAAGTTCGTCCACCAGCGGGCCCGTCCGCACCTCGACGACCACCTCCGTGTCGCGGTCCTCCACGACGCGCGCTTGCAGGATCGCGTACGCGGAATCGTCGGCCGGGCGCGCGGCGCTGGCCGGGATGCGCAACCCCGCCTCGCCGGTGACCGCCGCGCCGCTCCACCACGTCCACGGCTCGCCCTCGGCTGCGATCTCTGCCCCGGCCGGGACCGCTACCGCCAGGGAGACGGTACCCGGCCCGGCGGGCGCATCTACAGAGGCGGCGAGAGGAGCGCTAGAGCCCGCGATTCGAACGACGTAATGCACCCGCACCGCGCCGGTGAACCCGTTCGAGGTCCACGAAAAGCGCACGCCACCATCCTCCAGCTCCACCCCGAACGACGTCAACCGCGGCACCGCGGGGACCGCGAACAGCGCAGCGACCACCCACGCGGACCGGCGGCGGCCCAGTGCTACGCTTCGCGCCCGCACCCACGCCGTGACCCCGGCCGGAAGGGGGGCGGAGCGGAGCACCCCCGGCGCGCCCAACCGCCCAAGAAAGGTCCAGAGACCAGAGTGCTGCCCCGGCAGTGCGGGCGACAGCGCATATTCCACCGCCGCCTCCGCGCCGGCCACCACGGCGTCCACCGCGGCACTCAACACCCCATCCTCGCCGACCGTCGCCGCGCCGAGCTGCGGGGGGTCGAGCGGCTGGTCCGCCGGGCCCGCGTCGATCAGCCGTAAGCCGAGCTGCGTATCGGAGACGGCGCGGACCGCAGCCACCTGAGCCAGCGTCGCGGCCGAACCACGCCGACCGTGACGGTACACGGGGCGCCAACTCCGCGCGTCCAAGATCCACGAACCTTCCCGCAGCCCGGGGAAGTCGGCCGCCGCCACCTGGCAGAACGACGTCTGGCCCCCGAATACCCAGCGGTCAAGGATCTCGTAGCCGAGCGCAATCGCGCGCTGCGCCCCGGCTTCGTCCAGCACGTCTCCTGTGACCGGCCGGCCTTCGGCCCCGCCGAGCGCCCGGAAAAAGTCGGTCCCGCCGACTTCGTGCACGCGCTCGCCCAGCAGGTCGAGCAGGTCCGGGGGGGCCGGCCTGCGCACCTCCACTTCCTGCGTCGCAATGCCGTCCCCGCCGGAGCGCGCGCCGGTCGGGTCCTGTTCGGCGGGGATGAGGTAATCACGGCCGTACTTCACGGAGACGACCGTTACCGCCCCCGCGAGGGGGTGACTCCACCCCGCAATGGGCTTCGCGTTGGTGTCGTCCACCTGCGGCAGCTCGGCGTCCACGCCCGGCAGCGACCCCACCACCGGCGAGATCCGCCCTTCCGCGTCCAGCGCGGGCGCCGCGAGCAGCGCCTTGTAGATGCGCTCCGCGAACGCCTTGCGGTCGTCCACCGCCTTTGTAATTCGCAGCCGGAGCGGCGTCCGCATGACCGGGAGCGCATCGGCGCCGATGAACCGCGCCGCGTCCACCGGCACGGCCGGCCCACCAAAGGCGCCCGTGTGGAGCCCGTGCAGAAGCTCCCCGGCCGTCCCCTCCCAATGGAACGGGTACGCCTCGCTGGGCGCGCCCGCGTGCAGCAGGATGATTTCGACGCGGTCACCTGCCTCCGGCAGCGGCTCGCCCGCGTCCGCGCGCAGGTGGACGAAGTCGATCAGGTCCGCGGGGACGGCGCGGCCGTCGTGGTCCTTGATCTCGCTGGGGTCCGTGTCGAAGAGGCTGACGCCGCGAATCCCGGAGCGGTACGCGGGGTCCGAAACCTCCATGTGGGGGATCGTCTCCCATTGCCCCCCCACGACCCGCCAGCGCACCACCACCCCCGGCACCTCCCAGCGGCTGCGCTCCGCGGACCACGCGGGCCGCACGCTCTCGCGCATCGCGTCGGTCAAGATCAGGTCATGTTTCAGCACCCGCGCCCGGTCCACCTTCACAATTCGCCAGTTCGCAATCCCGGTGGTGCGAACGGTGCCCGACGCCGGCCGCGTGGGCGGCGCCAGCCATCCGCCGCCGGGGAGCCGCCCGTATCCATCCAGCACCCCCCGCGGCCAGACCGTAGACGTTCCCGCGAGCTGGAACGCCTTGGCTTTCAGCTCCCCCGCCCGCGAGTCCAGCAGCGTAAAGCGGAAGCCCGCCCGCGACTCGCTCAGCTCCACCCCCCCGACGCTGCCTTCCAGCAGCAGGCGCGCGCCGTCCGGCCCCACCCGGCGGAACGTGGCCCGGCGGCCGTTGACGGCGGAATGCCCGGCGCCCGGCTGGCCGGCGGGGATGCCCAGCAGGCGGGTCAGGAAGCGGTCGGTGTGGTCCGCCCCGAGCGCCGGATCAATCACGCGGGCGCCGATCTGCCCAAGTAGCGCCCGGCCGTTCAGCAGGTCGATTTCCCCCGCGTCGTACTCGCCCGGGAGGTGCAGGTACGGGGCGGGATGGTCGGCGGCCGTGCCCACCTGGAACAGCTCGCTGCCGTCCTCGCGGTAGACGGTGAAGGTGAAGTCAGCCATAGCTACAGCCCGAAGTAGGCAATGTGGAGGGGCGCACCATCCACCGTCACGACTTCGATGGTGTAGGTCCACATCCCGCGGATCTGCCCATCGTCGGGGGCGATCCGGTCCTCTGCAGACGGCCGCTCCAGATAGACGGAATAGACGGCCGCCTGGTCCCGGTCCGGCTTCAGCGTGAACGGCTCCCCCAGCACGGCGCGCTCCATGAACGCCACCACGGCGGGCCATTCGGATTCCACGCCTTGCAGCACCAGCACGGACCCCCGCTCGCGGCGCCCCGGCCACACGGAGGGGATGCCGGCCGCGCTCTTCTCGCGCCCGGCGCCGATCCCCTGCGACGTCGGCCGGGGCGGCCGCATCGGCTGCGACAGCGTGAGCACCAGGTCGGGGAAGCTGAGGCGAGGCCGCCAGCGCAGAGACATCGAGGAGGAGGAGAGGGGTAACGAAAACACCCCCGAGCTCAGCTGAGCTCGGGGGCGTCCTGCCCGTGGTTTCGGCTCGGCCGCCGCGGGGGCGCGGCCGGGAGCGTTCAAGTTACAGCACGTTGCCGCACAGATCAACCTTCACGGCGCTGGCGACGCGCTACGGCCGCTCCATCGTCCACGCGCCGACGTTGGCGGGGCCGTCACCGGGCCCGCTGCCCACCAGGCGGCGGGGCTGCGAGCCCTCTCCCTGCAGGGATGCGTCGTAACTGGTTGAGGGCCCGCTATACGGGCGCAGGTACACGTGCACGCGGGCCGTAGGGGCTCCGCCCGGCGTGGACTGCGCTTGAACTGTGAGCGACGTGCTTACGTTGATGGCCTTCACCTGACCCACGATACGCCCGGAGCCATTCCTCTCCAGCAGGTAAATGCTATCGGTGCCAAGGTAGTTAGCCGGGTGGCGGGACACCGTGTAGAAGCTTCCGCCGTTCTCGGTCTCCGCGGACTGCTCCGCTGGGGCCCCGACCGTCACCCGCGCGCGGATGCGCCGCTGCTGCCGGTCGTACTCCTTGCCGCCGGAGACTACCGCGCAGTGGTCCACCGTGCAGGGCACCCGCCCCGTCACGTCCGACGTGAGCACCCATTCCCCGGCGAGGCTCGCGAAGTCGAGCCGGACCCGCGGCTGCGGACCGGTCCCGCCGTCCCCACACCCGGCGGCCAGCGCCACGGCGACGGCCGCCGCAAGGTGGAATCTACTCGCCCGCATGGTCGTTCGGTCTCCCTTCGGTATGCGTGGTTGCTCGCAGTTCGGCCGCGAGCGCGCGAAGCTCGGCGGCACGCTCTTCGTACCTAGCCGCGCCGGTCTCCGCGAGAGCGGCAACGACCTGCTCCCACCCCTCGCGCGCGTCCTCGCTGTATTCATCGCTGCGCCAGCGAGTTATTGTCACGCGAGACACGCCAAACGCGTCCGCCAAGATCGCGTTGCTCACGTCCGCGGGCGCCGTAAGAGTACCCGCTGCTGTCTTAAAATCCACGGCCCCCGTATGTCAAATTGTGCTTGACAGACCCCATTGCGTAACGTACGTTACGTTACAACGCTCGCCCGCGCAAGAGCGTTGAAGGCGGGGGCCCGGAGCCACGGCGACTATCGCCCGGCCCCCTCAAGCATTCACACCCGTAGCGCCACGACCCCCCGCCGGTGGGCCGCCGGGACCGCGCAAGGAGCGCAATCATGGCTGGACACACGACGCAGGACACCACGCAGACCGAAGCCCCCACGGAGGAGCGGGACGCGCTGGCCGCCGCCTTGGCCGACCCCGCCGCGGAGCTGCAGCGGGTGGAGCGGGACGCCGCGGAGTTCGGCCTGCACCAGTTCGGGGAGCGGATTCTCGCCCTGTCCCTACTCGGGGCGGTGCTGGAAGAGGCGGACTTTCACACGGAGCCCGTCAGAAAAAGCAGCTTGATGGAGGCCGTTGCGGCGGCGCTCCCGGCTTACGAGCTTGGGGGGCTGCTGCGGCGCCTGGGGGAGGACTTCACGGACGTGGTGGACGCCTGGACCGATGCGCACGGCCTGTACATCGAGGCACGCCCGCAGGCGCGGCGGATCCCCCCCGCGGCCGTCCGGCTCCTTGCGTCCGCGCTCGCCGCGGGCGGCGCCGACCTGGGCCCGGAGGAAGCGGCCGACCTGACCCGGTTCCTCCGCACCCGTGGCGTCCGCATGCCGGAGGGTGCAGCGTGACCGCGACGACGCCGGGTGCCCGGCCCGGCACCGGGGCGGCGATTGCCCAGCTTGAGGCGGGGTGGAGTCTGGACGACATCGCCAACAGCTTCGGGAACAAGCTTCGACCCTTCGACGCGATGGCGCACGTTACGCTCGCGTCCCAGGGTGCGGTCTCGGCGGGATACCTGCACGCCTCGGATCTGCCGATGGCGCCCGACGTGGCATACGGGATGGTGGAGCTGCTTGACGAATGGGACGCGTTCCGTGAGGCTGTCGTCGCCCTTTCCCTGCGCGCGGACGGTGTGGCGGTGCCCCCGGTGGTGCTGGACGTGCTTTCTCGCGTCGTGAGCCCGGAGACGTTCGACCCGGTGCAGATCAGCGAGGCGGACGCCTACACGGTGCGCGCCTTCCTCACCACGCACGGCCGCTACCCTTCCCAAGCGGCCTAGCGGACGACACGTTGACCCCCGGCCGCCCATGCGAGCGGCCGGGGCCACTCCCACCCGCAGAGACGATGCAGGCAGCAGAGACGGCCGCGGGCGCCCTGGCGCTCGCCCTTGATGCGCAGAGCCGGTGCGCCCACGCGGAAGCGGAGCGGCTGGGGCTGGCCGCCGCGACAGCGGCGGAGCTGGAGGGGGACACATTGTCGGCTTGCCGAGCGCGGCAGGTCGCCGCGTGGGCGGCCTATGAGCAGGGCGAGCCTGGGCGCGGGGCGCGGGCACTCCGGCGAGCGCAGGCGCTTGCGGAATCCCCTGCAGGCGCCGAGCGCCGGGGGGCTGTGTATCACGACCTTTACACGCTGCACATGGTCGCCGGGAGCACCCGCACCGCCGAAAGCTATTTCGAGAAGGCGGCGGGCTTCTACGCTCCGGCGCGCCAGCCGTCGCGGCTCGCGATAGACCGCGCATGGGGCCTGTTCACCACCGGCCGCCCCCGCGAAGCGGCGTACGTGTACGCGGGGGAACTGGAGCGCGTCACAGACCCGGCGCTGCGCCTGACGGCGCGGGCGAACCTCGCGTCCTCCCTCGCCGTTGGCGGCCAGCGCGACGGGGCGCTTGCTGCGGTGCTGGCGTTGCGCGAGGATCTTGCCGGCGCTGGCTGCGATAGTGCGTGGGGGTGGTACTCTCTCGGTCTTGCGCTGCACCTCCTAGGGGAGGATCGCCGCGGCGCGCGAAGCGCCGTCGCGCTGGCCCGTAAGACGGCCGCCCGGAACGGGGAGGAGTCCACCCGCCGGACGGCCGCGAAACTATTGCGGGAAATGCACGCGCGCGGCTAGTTCCCGCTCCCGACCACCGGCCCACCCCGCCCTGCGGAGGTTGTGTCAGTGGTTGTCGTGGTCACGGTCCGCTGCGCTGTGTCCGCGACCGAGCTGCGGGGTGCACGCGCGGACGAGGTTTCGGGGCCGGACGGCTCCGCGCATGCGGCGAGGAGCCCAAGCGCGGCGAGGACGGCCAGGGTGGTGCGTCGGTTCATAGTGTGCCTTGGAAGGAAGAGGGGGGGAAGGGGCCGCGGGACGCATTCCCGCGGCCCCTTAAAGCTATCTCGCTTGGTGCCGTGGAGCACCGGGGAGGCCGCACCAGATGCGACAGGACCCGCGCCGTTTGAGTCACGACCGCCCATAGGCAGAGGAATCGGATCGCGCATACACACCTACCGATCTCTTGACAGCGAACGACACGTAAAGTAAATTACGTTACGCAAGCAACGTTGCTTGCGGGCAAAACGAAGGGCGATGCGCCGGCTCCCCTTGCCAGAGAACCCCGACGCACCGCCCCCAGCAACGACCCGAGGGCCGCGCCGCGTTGAATATGCGCAGCGGCGGCGCCCCGGGCAAGCGGAGGCGAATCCGATGCGCAAGACTCAGGTGGTGGAGGCGATGGAAGCGGCGGGGCTGGACGTAACGGCCGGCAACGTGCTTGTGACCGGGCGCCGCGGGGCGGTCTACGTCCAGGCGGCCCCGTGGGGGCGCCGCGGGGAATGGCGGCTCCAGAATGCGCAGCACCGGCCGGACCGCGTCGGCGTGTTCGGGAAGCCGGAGCAGGTGCAGGAGTTCTGCGAGCGCGAGGTGGGCCCCTCGCGCAAGGTGCCGGAATCGTCCCTGCACCCGTACGAGCGGAGCGGGTTTTCGGGGCTGGAGACGGTCGGCTCGATCATGGAGCACTGGCCGCTGGACGGCGTGCGGTGGGCCTCGTGAACCAGGCGACCGTCGCGCGGCCGGGGGAGACCCCCCCGGCCGCGACGCGGCGGGGCGTGCCCCGCGCGCGGCCGACGCTGGAGACGATGCACGGATACGCCGCGGCCCGGGGCGGCCGTTGCGTTGCCGCGGTGTACGTGAACGCCAAAACACCCCTGGAATGGGAGTGCGCGGCGGGGCACCGCTGGCGCGCCACCCCCAACCGCGTGCAGCAGGGGAACTGGTGCCCGAAGTGCGCGGGGACCGCGCGCCTCGACATCGAAACCATGCACGCGCTCGCGGCGGCCCGCGGCGGCCGGTGCCTGTCCAGCGAGTACGTCAACAAAAGCACGCATCTGGAGTGGGAGTGCGCGGTGGGGCACCGCTGGCGCGCGATTCCCGGCAGCGTGCGACTGGGGAAGTGGTGTAGGCGGTGCGGTGGCAAGACGGCGAAGGCTGGGGCAAGCGCGGCGTCGTGGGAGCGCGCGCGGCGCGCTGCGGAAGCCCGGGGCGGCCGGTGCCTCTCGACCGTCTACCTTGACACGCACTCGCACCTGGAATGGGAGTGCAGCGAGGGCCACCGCTGGAGCGCGGTCCCCAGCGGCATTCTTCGGGGCGCATGGTGCCCGACCTGCTCTGGCTCCCTCTCCGAGCGCATGGTCCGCACCGCCCTGGAACAGCTCTTCGGGGTCCCGTTCCCGAAGACGCGGCCCGCGTGGCTGCGTCCTTCGCCGGGCGCGCGGCGGCGCGAGCTGGACGGGTACGCGGCGCCGCTGCGGCTCGCGTTCGAGTACCAGGGAGCCCAGCACTACCGGCTGATCGGCAGCATGACTCGCACCGCCTCAGACCTGCGCCGGGTGCAAGAGGGGGATGCCTGGAAGCGGAGCGCGTGCGCGGCGGCCGGGGTGCTGCTGGTGGAGGTACCGGAGTTCGCCACCGTGGACGCGGCCGGGCGGGTCCGCGAGGTGCGCGCGGCGGTGGAAGCGGCCTTCCTCGCTGCGGGGCGGCCCCTCCCGGCCGGCTGGAGCACGCGGGCCGTGGACCTGGCCCCTGCATACCTGACGGGGCCGCTCGCGGAACTGCGGGCACTTGCCGAGGCCCGGGGCGGGCGCCTGATCTCCACCGCGTACGCCGACAACCGGTCGCACCTGGAATGGGAGTGCTGTGCCGGGCACCGTTGGGGCGCCAGACCGGGCAACGTACGACAAGGCCGGTGGTGCCCGGTGTGCGCCAGGGTCAGGAATGCGCGGCGCCGTGCAGCGGGACGCGCCGCCAAGGCAGGGAGGGCCGCTTGACCGCGCCGGCCGCGGTCGTAGGCAAGACGTGCACCGGGTGCGGGGTGCACTACCCGGATCCGGCGGCAGGATTCCACAAGGCCGCCGACAAGCGGGACGGTCTCAGGAGCCATTGCCGCGCCTGCTGCGCCGCGGCGTCGAAGGCGGGCGGACCTGGCCGTGCCGGACTCGCTGCGGAGCGGGCAGCGCGCCGGGCGGCGGAGCGTGTGGCGGGCAAGACTTGCACGAAGTGCGGAACGCTCTACCCGGACCCGGCGGCGGGCTTCCACCGGCAGGCGAAGGGCCGTGACGGCCTCGCGAGCTGGTGTAGGGAGTGTATGAGCGAGGCGCGCAGAGCGCACCGGGTCCGCTACGAGCTGCGCAACCGCGAAGCCCAAGCCACCACAAATAAGACCTGTCCCGGGTGCGGGGTCCACTACCCGGACGCGGCGGCGGCCTTCCACCGTGACGTCGGCGCGCGCGACGGGTTGCAGGGGCGGTGCATCGCGTGCAGTCGGAGGCGGGCGGCGCAGGGCCCCGTCCGGCCCCCTGCCGCGGGCAAGACGTGCCGGAAGTGCGGGGTGCACTACCCGGACGCGGCGGCTGGCTTCTACCGCTGCAGACGCCAGGGGTATGAGGCGAGGTGCCGGGCGTGCTGCGCGGCCGACGCGAGGCGCCGCCGGGTGCCCGCGGAAGAGATCGCGGCCCGCCGGGCCGCCCGCGAGGCGGAGCGGGCGCGGATCATCGCGGATCGGCAGGCGAACGGCAAGGAGTGCCGGCGGTGCGGGGCCCGCAAGCCCGCAGAGTGCTTCGCAGTGAGCGCGAGGATGTTCGACGGGCTCAACACCTGGTGCACTCCATGCACGACCGCGGCTCGGCTGGAACGGCTGGCGCGGCCAGGCGAGCTGGAGCGGATCGCGGCGAAAGCCCGAGAGACCGGCAAGACGTGCACGGGGTGCGGCGAGCACTACCCGGACCCGGCCTCTGGCTTCGCGTACAGCAAGCGGGAGGGCTTCTTGGCGAAGTGCCGGGCGTGCCGCGCGGCGGCCTGGAAGGCCCTTTCCCCGGAGCAGCGCCGCGAACAGCGGTACAACGCCCGTGCGCTGCGGCGCGCCCGCCTAAAGAACGCACCCGGGAGCCACACCCTGGACGACGTGCGGCGGCAGTACCAAGCGCAGGGCGGCCGGTGCTACTGGTGCACGGCCGACCTGGGGGACGACTTCCATGCGGACCACCTGGTGCCGCTCGCGCGGGGCGGATCGGACTACCCGGAGAACATCGTCTGCGCATGCCCGTCCTGCAACCTTTCCAAGAACGCGAAAACGCCTGATGAGTATCGGGCGTGGCTCTCGCTCCGCGCCATCGCCACCCGGCGGAGCTGCGCGGCGTGACGGCCCCGGCCTTAGCCAGCCCAGCCGTGGACCTGCACGGCGTCATGCTGGCCTGCGCCGAAGCGGTCGACGGCCTTGCCGTTTGCGACGTACACCACGCGCTGCACGGCAGGGGACTGCGGGTCGAGCTGCTGCACGTAGATGATGATCTGTTCGGGCCGCTGCGCGCCGGCGACCGCGTCGGACGCACCGCGCCCGCCCGCGGACTGCCCCGCAAAGCCGCCGGGGGTGCCGATGGTGGCGCCCGCGGCGCCCACGCCCCCCGCAATCGCCATGAGGCCCAGGCCCGCGGCCGTAAGCTTGGCCGCTGCCCCGAGCTTGCTAACGTCGCCCGTCAGCAGGGCCGTTCCGACCGCGCCCGCGGCGAGGCCAAGGAACGTCTGGCCGAAGCCGCGCGCGACCTGCGCAATCGCGGTAAGCATGGTGCCTCCGAAGGCGCGGGCCATGCTGCGGCTCCCGTCCACCCCGGCCGCGAAAGCCGCCTCGATGGCGGCGCCGAGACCCATGAACGTTTCTGTGATCCCGCCCTTCGCGAGGTTGGTGAGTTCCCCCATGCCGAGAACGGTCCGACCAAGTAGACCGTTTATCTTCGCCAGGGTGCTTTCGAAGTCGGTCCACTTGTCGGTCGGCGGCGCAGGGAGCGGAACGCGGGTGGAGATTGCGGGCGTGCCGGGGTCCACGGGGTCCGGGTTCGCGCGGCGGGTGAGCCGGACCCCTTCGATGTCCCGCAGCTTTTCCCGCAGGTCCAGCTCCCGCGTGAGGCTTTCGACGGTCCCGCTGTGCGTCGCCAGCTCCCGCCGGAGCGCCGCCGAGACGGTGTCGTGCAGGGTCGCGAGCCGGGCAAGGTGCTGCTCTCGGATCAGCCCCTCGGCGTTGGCTTCCTTGTAGACGTTGATGGCGTCGCGGATCGCGTCGCGCTCGCGCGCCTTCCTGCCGCGCCCCTCCTTGTCCTCGGAGAGCGGCCCGACGTCGAAGTCTACGGGCGAGGTGTCGCCGGTGATCGCCGTTTTCATGTCCTGGCGGAGCCGCGCGGCCTCAAGGTTGTAGGCGTTGCGCGCCGCCTCAAGCTCCTTTCTCGCGTCGTCCACCCCGGTCGCCGCCGCCCGGTTGATGATGCGAGCGGCGTTGCCCATGACGAAATCGCTCGGCTTGAGCGTGAAGCCGAACAGCTTTTGAGCCCATTCGGGAAGGGTCTTTGTCCACTCCGCGAAGGCAACGACTTTCCCGCTGATGGCCTCCAGCGCGCCGCCCCAAGAGTCGTTCACTTCGGCCGCCCAAAGCTTCACCTGCGCCGCGTACATGGGGAACCCGGCGGCCCAGATCCGCACCTCCAGCGCGGCTTTGGCGGTCCACTCCGCCAGATCCGCCAGCACGGGGAGGGCGGTCGTGCGGATACCGTTCATGCTGCGGCCGATGCTCGCCGCGGCTTCCTCGGTCTTGATGCGCAATACTTGCTGCTGCCCAGCCGGACTCTTGAGCCATTCGGCGTACTCGCCCGCCACCTTCCCGCCCTGCACGTGCAGCTCGTTGTAGATCGCCTGCGCCTTGCCGGCCTCGGTCAGCTTCGCGGCAGTGGTCCCGATGCTCTCCGCGTACTTCTGATACGCGACGCTCGGGTTCATGCCCAGCAGCTTGTCGGTGCCTTCGTCCACGCCGATTATCGCCTGCTCCACCGCCTGCAGGGTCTCCGCGGCCGTCAGCCCGCGCGCCGCTCCCAGGTCGAGAGCGCGGGCGATGGCCTCCCCGGTCTTGTCGACCTCCCCGGCCTTGCTGGTGAGCTTGGTGAGCGCGATTGCGTACTCGTTGGAGAGCTTGCCCCCCAGCCTGTAAGTGTCGTTCGTGTCGGCGGCCGTTTTCTGGAGAAATCCGAGGTTTTGCCCGGTGATTTTGGCCGTGGCCGCCAACTCCCGCTGCGAGGCGTCAAGCCGGTCCGTCGCCTCGAATGCCTTGCCGACCCCTGCCGCCAGCGCCGACACGGTGACAAGGCCAGCGGCCCACCCCGTCGCCATGCCCATGAGCCGGCCGCCGATGCCGCCGAAGCGCCCGCCCCCGCCGCCACCACCACGGGTCGCGTTCTCGACACGATCCATGCCCTGTTCCACCGTCTGCACCACGTCGCGCATCCCCGCCGCGGCTTCGGTCTGCATGGAGCGCATGCCGCTGCGGACGTCCCCCGCCATGCCGCGCATCGTGCGCGATACGGAGCCGCCCGCGCCCCCCATCTGCGCGCGGAGGTCGTGCGCGAGGGCCGCGGCCTGGGACCGAACGGACGCGACCCCCGCCCTGAACGCGGAGTAGTCCAGGGAGAGGGTCGCTTTAATCGCGCCGACTGTGTACATGGCGGGGAGCTACGGGGGAGGGGGCGGGGCGGGGCTGGCGGCGCGGAACCTCGCGCGCTTCGCGTCCAGGCTGGCGCCGGGAGCGGAGGGAGGGGGAGGCGGGCGCCCGTCCCAGCGCGCGCCGCTCGTGATTCGCTGCTCTATGCCGTCGCGTACGGGCTTCGCGTCCTCGCCGCTGGAGAGTGCCGCCCCATAGAGGTGCAGGTCCAGGTGCAGCGAGAGTTCCCGGTTGAGAACTGCGGGGATGTTCTCGTAGGCTCGCCAGAACTCCAGCCAGCCCACCGCCCCGCCGTCGAAGCGGTCCGCCCCGTACACGCGGACGAACCAGTCTACAGCGAGGCCGAAATCCGCGGGCGGGTCGAGTGGACCTACGCCGTCGCCGCCGGGCTCTCCTCCATGTAGGGGGCGAGCCGTTCCGGGATCCCCGCCCCGGGCCGGTTCGTCCCCGACGCGAAGAAAAAATCCGCGAGCATGTTCAGCTCGTCGGCCGCCAGCGCGCCGATGATGGCCGGGTCGATGGGGTTGCCGTCCGCGGTGAAGAGGCGGGAGGCCATCGCGTCGCGCATGAGCTCCAGCCCGCGGCGCTCCGCCGATTCGCTGGTGTCCTCGCCGACTGCCATGAATTCGATGGCCTGGTTCACGGTGAACGGCCGCCCCGTGTACGTGATTCCGTCGATCTCCACTTGGGGCCGCGCTACGGCCGCGCGGTACTTGCTGAAAGAAAGGGTCTGCTGGGCCATGGTGGGGGCAGGTGGGGTTGAGGAACGGAGGTGCAGACAGAGGAGAGAGACCGGTGCAGCAGGGCTACTCGTACGTCACCGGAATCCCGGCGGCGACGGCGTCGCCCCAGAGTGCGACCTTGGCGCCGTTGGGGACCTGGGCGCCGTCCCACACGCGCGCCTGGAAGCGCAGCGTCATGTCGCGGGTGGCGCGGCGGAAGGTCTCCTCCCAGTCCCCCGTGGGGACGGCGTGCCAGAGGATGATGTCGCGGGAGCGGTCGCCGTCCGCGGCTGAAGACGGCCGGAGCAGCAAGGCGAGCGGGAGCGCCACGCGCGAGAATCGGGACCCCCCGGCGCCGACTCCCACCAGGGCCGCGCCGTCCTTGACCTCGGTGCGGCTGCGGGCGTACCTGCGCAGCACGGGGATACCAAGCTCCATGATGGTAAGCTCCGCCGCCGCCACCGCGCCCACGGCCGTGGCTCGGATTGGCGTTTGCCCCGTGAACTCCGTGGTCGTTGCCGCGACCTGCGTAGCGAACGTGAGGTTCCTTGCGCCGCGCATCCGGCCGACGAACTCCATCCCCCCGCCCACGGCGAACGCGTCGCCGTAGTACGCGTCGTAACTTTCGTCCCGGAAGGCCGCCGGGTCGAATGCGCTCAGCAGCCCCGACAGGTTGGGGACCACGATGGCCGCGCCGACTGCGTTCATCGCGTGCGCCACCGGGATCCGCTTGGGGTTCCCCTGGAAGTAGAGCGCGAAGCCCTCCGGGAGGTTCTGGGCGAGCCCCGCAGGCGTCTGCGCATACAGGCCGGTGAACGTGACGGGCGCCGTCGCGACCTGCTGCGGGGAGAGCGAGAACTGGCCCTGTTCGGTGGGGACCGCGCGCCAGACGAAAATGACGTCGAACCAATCGGCGTGCGTGGCGTCGGCAGCCATCGCAGCGAGGTTGCACCACTCCGGGACGATCATGAGCGTGGGAGCCGTTCCCGTGAGATCGAGGTGGCTTTCCCGGCCGATCCCGACCGCAACGGGGGTGCCCTCGTCCATGAACAGCATGGAGCCGGGGCGGGTCTCCGCGATGTTGTGCAGCGACAGCTCCGCCAGCGAGTGGCGCACCTGGACGTGGGCGGGGCCGGCAAACTCCCGGATCTGCGACCCCTGGACCTCGTCCAGGTCGATCCCGAGCCGCTGTTCCCCGCGCACGATGGTAGTCTCCCCGCCGGGCCGTCCCAAGTACCGCCAGCCCCCGGTGCCGACCGCGTCCACGTCGGCACTCAGGAAGACGTGCGCGAGTCCCAGCTCCAAGGCCGCATTGTCGAAGTTCCGGTCCATGGTCAAACCTGTTGAGGTGTCGAGGTGGGGCGCGAGGAAGCCGCGGTCAACTTCACCACGTCGCCCGCGACGGCCGCGGGGTTGATCCTCGCGCGGCCGATGACGCGCGGCTGCCGCTTCAGCTTCTGCATCAGGCCTCCCGGACGTAGACGGTGAAGTTGACCGCGGCCTCCTCGCCGGGGTCGGGGGTCGGGTACCAGGTGGGCCGGTCCCGGGCCTCGATCCAGCGGACATCGAAGGCTCCGCTACGGGCGCCGTCGGCCCAGTGGAGGGTGGTGTACCGCGCCTGGAGGATCGTGTCGTACGCGATGGCACAGGCGCCCTCCGCAGCCACCAGGTCGGCGGCCCGGGCGCGCACCTGCACCGTGACCGGGTAGAGCCCCTCCCCGGCGCCCGCGGCCGCGTAGACGGACAGCCGCGGCGCGGCCCCCGGGGCGAAGTCGCCGAGCGTGCCGACCCCGACCCACGGCAGGCCCGCGCTCTTGAGCAGCTGCTGCAGCGCAAGCGCGATCATCCGGGGAGCTCCCGGGCCATGGCGGCCGCGATCTGCGCGAAGTAGAGGTCCGCGTGCCGCGTAGCGGCGTCCTGGAGGTACTTCGGCTTGCCGCCCTTGGGGTGCACGAAGTCGGTGCGCTCGTGCTGCGCGGCCGCGTACGCGGTGTTGAACACGACCGCCGCGCTGCCCTCGTCGGTCTCCGCGCCCCCGTCCAGCGGGGTCGCGGGCACGGCGTCGCCGCCTGGGGCGGGGCCGGTCTCGACACGCGCGCCGCCGAAATGCGCCGAGGCGCTGCCGCGGAGCGTGCCTTCGTCGACGGGCGCCTCGCGCAGGCTCTCGCTCAGCAGGTCCAGCGCGCAGAGGCGCAGCGCGCCCGCGCCCGCGGGAGTCAGCTGGTCGGGGAGGCGTTCCAGCGCCGTGAAGTCCGTGATGACGTCGAAGGAGAGGTCAGGTCCGGAGGACATAGCACACGCGGAAGAGCGGGGGGAAGCCGGCCGGATCGGCGCGCAGCACCTCTCCTCCGGCGAGCTGGTCACCGACGGCGACCTCGTGTTCGGCGAAGACCTTCACCACCAGGTTGGCCACGCGGTCCTCGCCGATCCGGGTGGCCTTCGGGGTCACCCTGGCCCGGATGCTCACCGCCGGGGCGGTGGCGTCGCGGCCGGGGATCTCCGACTCGCCGAGGCGCCGGGCCCACGGCACGCACTCGCGCATCCAGTCCACGGCTACTCGGCCGGCTCGTACGTGTCGGCGAAGATGCCGGGCTTGCAGGGGTAGTAGTGCACCCCGTCCGGCTCAGGGATGATCCAGTCGCCCGGCTCGATATAGCAGCGCTGGCCATGGATGGTGACGACGTAGGGCGAGTCGTCCTCTACGCGACGGAAAACGCCACGGGGATCGTTCAACCCGTTGAACTGCTCCGCCTCGATCACCACCGGCTTCCTGCGAAACTTGGGCATCAGGCTGCTCTCTTGAGCTGAAAGTCGGTGGGCATCATCCCGTCGCGCGCCTCGGCGTAGGTGGCGAGCTCGGCCTTGTGCCGGCGCACCAGCTGGGCGAGCTCGCGCGGGGATCGGCCGCGGAAGTCGGCGGGGATCTCGTCGCGGCCTTCCAACTCGCCGCGTGCCTCCAGGAACGCCAGCACCGCCGGCGCCTCGCGGTGGACGCAGTTGGGATGCATCGGGCAGCCGCCGCCCGGCATCGTCGACACGTGGGGGAAGCGGGGGTCTCCGCGGTCCAGTGCGAAGATGCGCCCCTCGAACGGGGTGCAGATGCACGGGCTGTGGCTGTGGCTGGTGACCTGGACGTGCCGCACGCCGTTGGTGCTGGAGAGGACGCGAGTGCCGGCGGTGCTCGCCCGGGCGGTCTCGGTGCGGGCGTGCATCTCGGCGTAGACGTCCACGCGCATGCGCCGCTTGCCGAGTTCGACGTGGGTCAGGTCGATCACCGCCCCCTCGGGCAGCTCGGCGCGGACGGCCGCCTCCAGGCGCCGCCGAATCAGCTTCGACGTCTCGCGCCGGGGCAGCCCGCCGATCATCCCGGCCGCGATCTCCTCGCCCAGCCCCGCCTGCGCGATCACCAGCCGGGTCGCGCGCACCAGGTTGCCTTTCAGCCGCACCATGATCTCCGTGGCGTCGTCCAGGTAGCGGTCGAGGAGCGCCTCGACGGCCGCCGTATGCGTCCGCGCGGCGCCCCGGATCGGAGTCATGCCCTGGACGGAGAGGTCGGCGAGCGCCATGCGGGCGCCGAGGCCGTACGCCGCGGGCACCGCCTCGGTCGCCCACACCGCCACCGCGCCGGCGCGCGCCTCGCCGTGGGTCACGAGCAGCTCGTCGATCACCGCGGAGGCCTCGCGAATCTGCCGCTCCAGGTACGCGCGGCGGTAGGTGCCGCCCCGGAGCTCCCGCTCGATCTCCTCCAGGCGCTCCCGTGCGCCGGCGTAGAGCTGCGCGAGCGCGAGCACACGGTCCAGGGCGGCCTGGTCCAGGGCGGTGCCGGGGCCGAGGATGGGCACGTCAGCCGCGCACGAGCTGGGTGGTGCTGGGCGCCTCCTGCACGCCCGCCTCCTCCACGGTGGCCACGCGGGCCAGGACCATCCCGACGAAAGCCGGCCAGGTGAAGTCGATCACCCCGGCTCGCGCGGCCGTGGTCGATGTGCTGTCCACGCCCACGGTCTCCTGGGCGATCTGCCGGAGCTGCTGCCGGAAGGAGAGCCACCCCATCAGCATGGCGCGCCGCACGGCCGCGTTCGCTTCCGGATCGGTCCGGGTCACCCCGAACTGATCCCGGAGGGCGACCTCCTCCAGCTCCAGCATCACGCGGAGCTCGCCGTCTTCCATGCCCTGCACGTCGCGCGGGAAGGCCTCGCGGAGGCCTGTGACGTCGAGCGGCCGGGTGGGTTCCATGGTGGACGTTGGTGGCCTGGGTGGGGAAGAAGAGCCCCGGCGGCAGCGACGCCGCCGGGGCTGGTGCTACTTGCGGGGCCGGACGGGCTTGGCAGCGCGGGCGGCGGCGAGCGCTTTGGCGTCGGCCTCGGTCACGCGCATCGGCGCGCCGGGGGCGAACTCCGGCCCGTTCCCGTCGAGATCCGTCGCGCCCAGGTGGACGTGGACCAGCGCCTCCATCACCTCGCCCGCCTCGCCTTCGGCGGCGGGGGAGGCGGACGCCCCCGCCTCAGTGGGCGGGGGCGGCGGGACCGACTTCCCGGCCTCCCAGGGACGCACCACGGCGCCCGGGGTGTTGGTGGCTGCGCCCGCGGCCTGGGGGGCCTGCCCCTGCGGCGCGGCCTGGGCGGCTCCGCCGGCGGGGGTGGGCTCGGCCGTGGCGGCCGCCGTCCCGGGCGAGGCGCCCGCTGCGGGTGCCTCGGTGTTGCTCTGCTTCGCCATGCTCTGGTAGGTCTGGTTGTGGAGAGAGGCGGGAGACACCACGTGCCCGGGGATCCCCGGGCACGTGGTGAGGGGCTACAGCACCTGCGCCTGGAAGACGTCCTCGGCGCGCTCGAAGCTGCAGAACGCGCTGGCCACGGCCCGGGTGACCATCCCGACCGGGTCCTTGGTGGACAGGTAGACGCGGGTGGTGATCCGCTTGCCGTCGGTGACGGTGATCCCCTCGGCGAGCTCCTTGGTGACCTCCTCGGGCGTCGGCGCGCGGCGGGTCTTGCCGAGGGCGCCGGAGGCCAGCGCGGGCAGCATGGCGATCTTGTTGTCCGGGAAGAACGGCACCGAGCTGGGGAGGCCGTTGGGGAGGATGACGCGGGCGCGCAGGTCGTACGAGACGAAGCGCGGCAGCTGCTGCTGCTCCAGGAACGCGTTCAGGTCCGCCAGGGTCAGCATCTTGTCGGCGTTCACGCCCCAGATTGCCTTCCGGATCTTGGGGTCCTTGAGCATCGCGGTAATGACCGGCTGCCGGGTGATCGCCACAGCCGCGCGGTGGCCGCGGTCGGCGACCAGGACCTCCTGCCACGCGGCGAGGTTGCCGATGATGTCGGCGTCGGCCTGGCCCCACCGGGCGGTGTTGAGCAGGGTCGCCTTGTGGTTGTTCGGCACCAGGAAGTCCACGTCGACCTGGACGCCGTCCTCGCTGTAGACCACACGGCCGTTGCCGGTGGCCTGCATGCGGATCCACTCGACGCGAGCGACGATGCCGGTGCGGGTGGCGGTGACGTCGTCGTACAGCTCGGTGACGGCCTCCTGGACCTGCTCGCTGCTGCCGCGGCGCAGCCGGATCAGCGCCTCGCCGTCGAGCGTGCGCGCCTGCTTCAGCGCGGGGATCGAGCCCTCCATCCGGCCGAGGGTGTCCCGGCCGACGAGCGGCGACTCGCCCATGTGCGAGGTGATGCTCGCCATGACGGGAGCGTTGTTGGCGCCCTTGAGGTACTTGAGGTCCAGGCTGGACTGGGAGTGGTCCGGGTACAGCGTGTCGCCCAGCAGCGTGCTCTCCCCGTTCATCTCGTACGGGTTGACGTTGCGGACCACCTCCTCGATGTCGGCGGCCGCGAGGCCTTCCACGCTGTCGAGGAGGTCGTTCCCGGAGGGGTCGCCGAAGCGCCCGGGCAGCGCGGTGAGGCGGAGCACCGCCGGGGCGGCGGCCACGGTCAGGCGCGACGCGACGGCCTCGGCCGCCGAGGGGAGCGCCAGCACGAGCAGGACCGCCAGGAGGGCGGCGAGGGGGGTGTACAGCGGGGTGTGCATGGATGGTCGCGGGTGCGAGTGCGGATGGAGGAGCTGCGTGGCCGCCGCGCGCTTTACGCGCGGAAGGTGATGCCGGGGAGGACCTGCTTCTGCGCGGCCGTGACGGGTGCCGGGAGCCGGGCCTCCCGCACGCGGCCGTGGTCGATGGCCGCGCCGACCTGGTCGCCGTTGGTGCAGTCGAGCGTACGCCACAGCATGACGTACTCGCGGCCGGCCGTGGGCGCCGCCGGCATGAGCTGGAACTTTCCATTTTCGAGCGACTCGATGAGCCTCCCGCCCTTGATGATCTTCTTTCCCGCCCCGTCGGCGGGCACCGTGGTGGCGTCGATCGTCACGCCGCCGGTGCGGAAGCGCAGCGTTTCGACGCTGTCCAGGAAGTTGGGGGTCTCCTGGGTGGTCTTCTCGCGGATCTGGAGGTCCATGGTGCTGCCTGGTTGGAGTGCTTGTGATGAGGCTCGGGCAAGTGCTCTGGATCAGAGCATCGAGGCCCAGCCGCTCTTCTGGCCGCCGCCCGTCGCGGACTTCTGGCGCTCGGTGTAGCCCTTCGCCGAGTCGGAGGCGCCGGCCTTCGCGCCGGCGCCGGGCGCCTTCTCGTGCCCGGGGCCTTCCTTGCCCTTCGCCTTCCCCTCTCCCTCGCCGCTGGGCGCACCCGTGGTTCCGGTGAGCCGGGCCCGGTGCTTGGTGAGGTAGGCGAAGCGCTCGCGGGGCCCGCCCGGGATGTCGCGCACCATCGCCGCGGACTCCGCCGGCATGCTCCCGTACTCGGCCTCGAGGAGCGTGTCGAAGTAGTCGTTCACCTGCTGCACCTGGGTGGTGAGCTCGGTGACGCGCGCCTGGAGCTGGGTCACGGTGCCGGTCTGGTCGCCGGCCTGGAGCTGCGTGACCTGCGCGCGCAGCTGGACGATCTCGGCGTCGCGGACTCCCAGGTCGCGCTGGGCGCTGTTACGCTCCGTCACCACCGCGGCGAAGCGGTCGTACGGCACCGGGCTCTGGGTCTCGCCGCCGGAGCCGCCGCCCTGGCCACCGTCGCCGGCGGCTCCGCCCTGCCCCGCCCCGCCGGAGCCGCCGGCCGCTCCGGTCCCACCGGCTCCACCCTGGCCACTCGCACCACCGGCCCCGCCCGTGCCTGCGCCAGCGCCGGCCCCGGCCCCCGTGTCGGCGAAGTGCCCCGGCAGCGCGGCGAGCGCGAGCAGGGCGATGGTGAGCGGCCTGCGGGGGGAGCTGGATCTCGGGAAGCGCATGGGGAGAGGTCCTCGTGTGAGTCGGTTGCCGCCGTCCAGGCGAAGGTCCGGCAGGTGCTTCTGCCGGTGCGAAAACGGCAACGGCCCGCACGCGCCGGGGTGGGCGTGCGGGCCGTCTGGCCGTGGGTCGTCGGGTGGTGGGGGGAGGCAGCCCGGCGCGGTCCCACGCCGATTCATTTGCTATGATTTCGCGGCTGGCCGGCCTTGCCGCTCTCCCACCCACCTGTTCAGCCGTCAGCCGTGCCGGGCCGGAGAGGAGCCCGGGGTCGCGTCGGCATTCTCCGGCCGGAAACGAAAACGCCCCCGCGCTCAGCTGAGCGCGGGGGCGTCCTGCCCGTCAATTCGGTTCGGCCGTGGATGCTGCTGCGGCCGTGGAAGGTGGAAGGTAGACGGCCGCGGCCGTCCCGTCAAGCGTTGTCGTCTCGATGCGCGTCCCACACCCTCGATCGCACCCGCGGCGGCAGCTCCGACCAGGGCGGCTGATCCCACCCGTCCACCCCGCTCCGGAACACCTCCAGCGTCTCCAGGTTCAGCTGGAAGCGCAGCAGCGGCCCCACCCAGCAATCGGCGATCGCCTCGAAGTGCTCACCATCCCGACCTGGTGGGAAGCCGAGGCCGCGGCGCTCGCGGTGCGGCCAGCCCGGGGGAGGGGCGGGGTGCGGGGTCAAGGGACGCGCATCTCCGGCAGCGTCTTGCTCACCGCTCGGAGCAAGGGGTGGAGTGGATCAGGAAGCCGCGCCGCCGGAGCTCCTCGCGATCGCGCGTGCCCGCCGGTACGAACTGCCGGAGGGCGCCAACAACCTCGTCGACGTAAGCCGGGTGTCCGTCGAGAGCGCCTTGCTCGATCGAACACCGGTACCTCTGGGTCCCGCCCTCCTCCGCCTCCATGCGGAACTCAAGCTGCGGGAACTGCTCTACCACGAGGTCGAGCGTGAAGACGAGCGCCTGCCATTCCTGCCGCACGGCCACGTACGCGCGCCAGGCGAATGCCTCCAGGCGAACCCGATCGTCAACCAGCGTCTTCGGCATCCGCCCTCCTCAGCTGCACGTGATCCGCTTGTACCCCGCCGGCGTGCAGAGGTACGCCGCGAAATCTACCGGCTCGTCCTCGACGCAGGCAACGATCAGGTCCACCACGGCGGGCAGCGCCAGGAGCTCGCGGAACGCGTGGGCCCACTCGACGTCGGTGGGGCTCGGGAGGGTGCTGCCCGAGGGGTGCTTGTGCCAGCGCCCCAGCACGTCGACGCCACCGAGGAGCGCGGCGGCCTGGGCGAATCCCAGCACGTACGAGCTGTCCCAGTCCAGCGAGGTGGCCGAGGCCGAGGCGTTCGGCCCCGGCCCGGTCAGGGTCCGCACCGCGTACCCTGACCGGGAGAGCGGCCACATGCGGGCCTCGCCGAGGAGCAGCCCCCCGGTCTCCACGCCGGCCGCCGCGCGGCACAACCCCTCGATCCCTGCGCGGCACTCACGCGGGAGGCGGAGCACGCGGTTCTCCTTCATCCGAGCAGCTCCCGGAGGATGCTGTCGGTGTCATTGTGGACGACGTGCACCGGCGCGTCCGGATCGAACTCCGACACCCAGCCGGACCCGTCACAGCGCCAGCACGCGGGGTTCGGGTGGGTGTCCAGGCACTCCGGGCAGGCTTGCAGCCGTGCCGGGCGGCACCAGCAGGAAGCGCCTGTCTCCTCGCTCGTGTCGTGCTCCATCACGCCGCCTTCTCCTTGTCGGCGGGGACGTCGTCATCCTCGTCATCGAGCCCAGGGATGGGGATCGGCTTCCCTTCGTTCCCGAGGCCGCTCCCGGGCGCGCCGGCGGGCGGCTGGAGGTCCTCGCGAATCCGCTCCACCTCGGCGCGCGCGTCGTCGATCGGGAACCCCGCCAGCTGGAGGCAGGCGACGGCCGTCTCCAGCGACATCGCGTTGGCGGCCACCAGGTCGCGGACGTTGGTGGCCATCTGCTGGCGGTCGATGGGGAGGATCGCCCCGAAGGTGGGATACGCGCGGTCGTCGTCCCAGATCCCGGCCGGCCACCCGCCCGGCCCGCGCACGAGGTCCGCGCCGGCGAGGTCGGCGTCGGTGAGCAGCTCGCGGGGGTCGGCCTGGTCGCGCGTCCAGCGCAGCGCGTGCTTGAGCAGCATCCCGAGCTTGTCTCGCCGGGTGACCCGCTTCGGCATCGTCTTGGCCGCCAGCGGCATCAGGGCGATCAGCAGCGCCACCCCGCTCGGCACTTCGTTCGGGGCGACGCGGCCGGCGGCCACCGCGGTGGTGCGGCTGTTGGTGAGCGCCTTCTCGACGAGGAAGCGCTCGTGCTCCAGGAGCAGCTCGTTCCCCTTCGACAGGTCCACCACACCGATCTTGCGGCCGTTGTAGAGGGTCCCGGGCTTGTACGTCTCCTGCGACTTCGTGGGCGCGCCACCCCCGGGCACCGCCCGCCCCGCGCCGACGGGCGGGTTCTCGTCGTAGAGGATCGGGAACGCGTTGGCGTACGTGTTCGCGGCCAGGTCGGCGTGATCCTTCTGCAGGTCCAGGAGCACCTGGTAGACGCCGTGCGCCTCGGGGAGACCCCACGGCTGCCGGGTGCTCTCGATGTTGGGGACGAAGTAGAGCGGGACGTCCTCGAAGCCCGTGTCCAGGTCCACCACCGGGGTGCCCGAGCTCGTGAGCTCCGCGGCGATCAGCGTGAGGTCGTCCAGGCTGGGCTGGTCTTGCTGCCCCGAGGCCATCTTGATGCTATACCAGCCGGCCGTCACCAGGCACCGCGGCTTCCCCCCGGCGGCCGTCTCCACCCGGTAATGCCGCCGGTAGAGCACGACGTCGCCGAGGCGCGCGCGCAGGCGCGGCAGCGGCTCGGTGGAGCCCGGCCACTGCCCGGTGTTCTCCTCCTCCCAGGCGAGGTACGCCTCCGTGAACTCGCCGGCGTCGCTCTCCCACACGGGGAAGAAGTGCTCCGGCGAGTGCCCGCGCAGCCGCAGGCGGGTCCCGTCGGCGCGGAGCTCGTAGACGGCGTCCCCGACGGCCGCGGCGTCCCCCTCGCCGGTGATGATGCGGGTGGCCCAGCGCTCCCGGGCGCCCCAGCGCTCCAGGAGGAGCTTGCGCGCCCGCGCCCCCACGTTGTCCTGGTCGGTGGCCCCGGGCACGTCGAAGCCGAGCTGGTCGCCGAAGACCGCGTCGCGCGAGGTCACGTTGATCAGGCCGGCGTCCCCGTACTCCCGCAGCTTCTTGCCGTCCTCCTTGTCCTTCAGGAGCGTGGCGAAGTGCCCCTCGTCGAGAGCGCGGAAGAGCGCATACTGCCGCAGCCGATCGAGGTGGGTGGTGGGGATCCAGTCCACCGAGCCGGCCGAGATCAGCGCGGTCGGGTTGACCAGCTGCTGGAGGAGCCGCATCACCGCGGCGCCGAAGTTCATCATCATCTGTGTCCGCTCGCTCTCCGGGGGGAGACGGCCTCGGTGTAGGGCTGGGGGGTGGTGGCGGCCGCGACGGCGTCGGCGATCGCCGGGTAGACGGTGTGGACCATGTAGCGGACCATGTCGGCCGCGTGGTTCGTCCAGTCCTGGAGCTCGTCGGCGGTGACCAGGCCCTTGCTGGTGACGCGCCTGCGGTAGTTCTGGATCGAGTCGATGGTCAGCACCGCCCGGGGGCTGAAGAAGAGCTCGAAGGGCTGCCCATCGTACGAGCCCAGGAGCAGCGAGCGAACCGAGTCGATTCCCTGGGAGACGCTGTTGTCGGCGAGCGTGAAGTCGGGCGGGAAGCGCTGGCCCGAGCCGGCCATGCGCAACCAGGTGGCGTAGATCAGTTCGTGGTGCGACTGGCCGCTCGTCTGGTCCCGCGCGCCGCCGGCCGGGTCGACGATGATGGCCTGCATCCGCCAGATGTCGAGATCCCAGCCCGCGAGCCAGTTCCAAACCCCGACGGCCACCTGCGCGCTGGTCAGGTTCGCGCCCGTCGTCATCCCGGCCGGCACGGAGTGCCACTCGTCGACCAGCTCCAGCCGCGCACGGCCGTCCGTCTGCCAGAGGCCCCACACCTCGGTGTCGGCGAGGCCGTGGTCCGCCGAGAGGTAGTACCACCAGCCGTGCCGGAGCGGGATCGGCTCGCCTGGCACGTGGGTGCCGAAGGCGAACTCGGGGTAGAAGCGCCCGGGCAGCGACACCGAGTAGTTGATGTCGTACTCCTGGGCGGCCTTCTCGACGGTCTTCGTCGACGTGGCCTTGCGGTAGTAGGGCGACGTCAACTTGCCTTCCGCGTCCCGCTCGATCCCGATCGAGTAGATCGGGTTCTCGCTCCAGTGCACCCGGTTGACCAGGAAGCGCTGGCGGACCTGGAGGTCCCCATCGCTCTTCGGGTCGGAGAGCGCCCCGTGCATCCGGCCAAAGTGATTGTGCGTGCCCTCAGGGGTGCTGTTGAGGATGGGGCACTCGACCGCTTCGTCCGCCGAGGCCCAGGCGCTCTCCGACTGCTCCGTGTGGGCCCACTCGTCGGCGAGCCAGGCCTTGAACGTGGCGCCGCGGCCGATGCTGGGGCTGCTGCCCTCGCCGACGATGAAGCTGCCGAGGGCCGGGTTGCGGATCAGCAGGTGCTTGATCTCCAGCTCGGCCGCCAGCCACCCCGCCACCGAGCGGAGGCGCTCGTACATGAAGCGTAGGCGCCCGAGCAGGCTCTTCGTCGTGGAGCCGCGGCCGCCATCGTCGACCTCGACTTCCTTCCGGTGGGTGACGAGCCCGTTCCACTGCTCCTCGAAGAGCAGGTCGGCCAGGAAGAGCGCCATCATCAGCCAGGACTCGCCCAGCTGGCGGCTCTTGTCCTGGAAGATCCCCTTCCGCTCCGCACGCGCCTGGTCGTAGAGCCGGATGCTCCGCACCTGGTACGGGAAGAGCGCGAAGGGGACCGACCTCTCCTTGCCGATCGGGAACTTCGTCTCGACGTCCACCCAGCGGCCGATGAAGTAGAGCCGGTCCCGCCGGCAGCGCTCCCGCTCGGCCGCCTGCTGCTCGGCCGTCCCGCGGCGAACGATCTCCCGTTCGCGCTGGATCAGCTCGATCGCCTCGGCCCGGGGGAGGAGGACACAGCGCACCTGCCCGCCCATGGCCAGCGGCACCACCGCCACGTCCCTCTGCCACTGCGCGTCCACCGGGATCGGCTCGCGCTCCGCGGGGCGGGCGAGCTTCCGGAGCATCTCCTCCTGGTCGGGCGCCGCGAACAGGTCCGCCGGCAGCACCGCCGGCGCCAGGGCCACCACCGGGCCGGCGCCTCAGCCGACGCCGAGTGCGCTCGCGAGCGCCTCGTCGCGGCCGCGGAAGAGATCGGCGTCCGGGACTTCGGCGAAGCGGCTCTCGGTCTGGATGGGCCCACCGTTCTTGCCCGTGTGCTCGTGCCGGAGGCGGGGAGGTGCGAGGGCCGGGACGAGGCGCTGGAGGACGTCCCACCCGAGCATGGGGTTCACTGCCGCGTTGCGGAGCACGGTGCCCATGGCCGCAAATTTCAGGTCCTGGAGCCAGAGCCCTTCCACCTCGACGAGCGCCTCCCGCCACAGCGGCGAGCCCTCCCAGTCGCGAACGGTGCGCTCGGAGCGGCCTGCCGCTTCTGCCGCTTCCTTCTGGGTGGCGCCGAGCACGCGCATCATGGCGGCCCGCACCATGTTGTCCCAGTGCTTCGGCCGCGGCGCCGGCTCCTCCTGACCGGCAGTTTTTTCGGCCGCCATCAAGCCACCTTGCAGTCGCAGGTGCCGCACGCGAGCGAGACATCGGCCGCGCCGACCTCGGGCTCCTGGAGCGCGGCCGCGACGAGGTCACGCACGCCGGCCGCTGCCGCGCCGAGGCCGTACCTGCGCACCACCTCCGGGTGCTCCTCCGCGCCGTGCCCGCGCGCGCAGAAGACCGGGAGCCCCGTCTTCTTCGTGAACCGCGGCGCCCCCCACCGGTCGCGCGCCTGGCCGCAGTGGTAGAGCTCGTGCTCGATCAGGCCGCACCACGACAGGTCGCCCACCCGCGTGGCCAGCACGGCATCCACGGTGATCACGAAGTCCGGCACCTGCCTGAACCACTGCACCAGCTGGTACTGCGCCATCCCCTTCGTCCAGGGCGAGCCCTTCAGGTTGACGAACCAGGCCGAGGCGCCGACGAGGCGCCGGAGGCCTTTCGCGTCGTAGCTCCTGCTCTTGTTCTCGACGTTGGTCCACAGCCACCCGATCTTCGCCCACAGCAGGTGCTCGTGGTCCTTGTTGTAGAGCGGGGCGCCACGCGTCAGAAATGCCGCCCGCGCCCACGCGTCGAGCTCCGGGGCGGGCGCGAAGATCTCGGGGAGCCGCAGCGCGTCGCGCAGCTCCTCCGGCGGGCGGGGGCGGGTGAGGTGGCCGATGTCGGCCGCGAGGGCGACCATGGAACCGAGGTGGGAGAGGCGGGAGGGGCCGAGGCGTCAGGCGGCCGCGACACCCAAACGTGGGGCGTAGGAGACCGAAACCGCAGTAGCAGGGGAGCCGGCGTCAGCGGTCCAGGATCTCGCGCATCACGCCGCGGCGCTGCGGCCCGGCGGGCGGGCAACCAAGCGCCTACGGGTACTGGCCAGCCCCGACGCCGGCGCGTGATGCGACACCGGCTCCGGGTCGATCACGCCTTGCAGGCGCCAGGACACGGCGAAGAGGTCGATCTCATCCCTCAGCAGCACGCCGCGCGCGCCGGCGTGGCGCGCGCCGAGGTGCGCGAGGGCCGCGCGCACCGTCTCCTCGCTGGAGTCACGGAGATACTCAGCACCGACGTAGTGGAGATTGAACGGCCACCCGAGGGGCGCGAAGAACCCGACCGCCATGCGAGCGCCGCACCCTTTCGTGCGTTCGCATGTGTGCCAGGTGAGGATGTATCCGCCGAAGCTCGGGCTCGCCAATGCGACCGCCACGCGGCGCTGGACCCAGTTGCAGCCCGGCTTGGGGCACACGATCGGCTGCCGATCCAACATGTTCTGCCAGAAATTGGGCTGCACGGGGCACCGGGTGGATGGGTGGGGGATGCAAAAAGGCCCGCAGCCCCCGGCGGGGGCGCGAGCCGTCATGGCTGTCGAGAATTCGGTCCGTGTTCGGTAAGCTATGTACCCCGCATGTTTGCGTCAAGTTTCGCGCGCAAGAGGGTGGCCGCTGTCCAAGGCGGCCAACAGCCGCACTGTCTCCTCTACGGCCGCTACCAGCTCCGCGCTGGGTGGGCCCTCGCCGCGGCGCATGGCGATCACCGCGCCTGAGGGCGTGGTCCAGTGCTCGGAGCTGCCCTCCCGCGGCTTGAGGCGCACGAGCGGCCGGCGGGCGCCGCGGCGTCGGCTCACGACGGCGACGGCTGCGCGTGCGCCGGGCAGCACCAGCTGATGCCGTCGTGCACCCACCCCTCGGCCGCGAGCATTGCCAGCCCCTCCGCGGTGAAGCGGCCGCCCTGCGGATCAGCCACAACCGGTACCCAGCACTCGGCCTCGCACGTTCCGCAGACGGCCGGCGCCGTCGTGACGGCCGCGGGGTCCGCGCCGGTGCCCTTCCGGATCCCGCGCACTTCCTCGACGGTGGGCAGGCGCTTCGGCCGCAACAGCTCTCGCCCCCGCTCCGTGGCAATGACGGGATCCAGTGCCGCCATGGTGCGCTCGCACATCGAGCTGTCTGCGTACTCAAGCGATGCGTCGAACTCGCCGGCCTCCCCGAGCACGAGCATCAGCCCGGGCTGGTCGTGCCAGCGGTGGTGCTCCTGGAGGACCTCGCGGACATAGGCGTTCTCGGCCTCCAGGCTCTCGGCGCGGTCGCGCCACTCCTCCGCGGTGACCCACTCCGCTTTGCCCCGCCGCCCCGGCCACGGAAGCCACCATGTGAAGTCATCGTCGATCTTTGCCCCGGTCGCCCGCAGCAGCGTCTTGTGGACCCAGCCGGGCACAAGGTGAAGATGGCGGGCGCCCCAGATCGCGGTGGTGGCGTCGATCTCTCCGAAGTCGCGGAGTCGTGCCGCCAGGTGGAACAGGGTGGCCGCCTGCAGCTGCTGGGTCGTGTACGATCGGCCGCACCCGGGCTTGTAGCAGCCGACGTACCCCACATGGACGGGCGTGCCGCACGCGCACTTCGGCTTCGACACGGAGACGCACTCCAGATCATCCAACCCAGCGACCCGGGGATCCACCGCGAGCACGGCGGAGAGCAGCTCGCCCACCTGGTTGTCGGTGATCCGGCTCCCCCCGTGCCACCGGTCGTTCAGCTCCTGCCACCGCGCTGGCGACATCCGGCCCAGCTCGAACGTCCGCGTCGACGGGTCAGGCATTGCCCACCCCCTCTCCAGCGGGCGGCGTGACTGCGAGCCGGAGCGTCACCGAGTCCTCGATCTCGGTCTGCCGCTCGGCGGCCGGCGTGAGCGCGACCCGCACCCCGCCGATCTCGAACGCGATCCCCTGCGCGTGATGGTCGGGAAACCGCCGGAACGACTCCACCAGCAGCTTGACCGCGAAGCAGTTGAAGCCCGCGTCGCAGAGCTCCTGCATCGAGACGGACGGCACCCGCAGCGGGTGCAGCCCCAGCCTCCCCAGCTCCTCCAGGACCATGCGGCCCGTCGCCCGGAACTCCTCCTTGCCCTGCTGCTCCTCCCAGTTCGCCACCAGCAGCACCGGCCCATCCGGCGTGTAGACCGGGATGCGGCCAAGGGCGTTCGCGTCCACCACCGCGACGGCGCGGGCGTGGTCCCGCTGCGCGAGGTGCTCGATCAGTGTCTCTTCGGTCACCGGGCCTCCGTCTGGTGCGGGGTGTCGGCGCCGGCGCGCATCCCCAGCGCCGCACGCAGCGCGGCCGCCACACGCCGGGTTCGCGCAAGAGCGAGGCGGCTGCGCGGCAGCGGACTGCCGGCGAGCGCTTCGGCCGCCTGGTCCAGGGCACCCAGCGCCTCCAGCAGCGCAGCGTGGCGGGTGCTCGCCCGCTCCTGCTCCAGGCGCAGCAGTCCGGCGTCCAGCCAGCGCCCCAGCACCAGCAGCGCGGCCACGGCGAGCCCGGGCAGCACGCCGGCGATCAGGTAGGCGGCGCCGAAGGCGAGCAGCACCGGCAGGATCAGCCGGCGCGTCACGGGGCCCTCCGGCGGCCGCGGCCGCGACGGGAGCGAACCGTGAGCGCACGACGGGAGGCCGCAGGCCGGGCACGCTCCCGGGGTTCTCGGGGAGCTGGGCCGGCGGTGCGGGGGACGGCGGGGATCCAGGGCTTTCCGTACACGGGCATCGGGACTCCTTGGCAGCGGGTGATTGCGCGGGAGGTGCGGCCGCACCTCCCGCGAGGATCGCGGTCAGTCAACGCGGCTCAGGTCGTGGGCGACCGCGCCCCTGGCGGAGTAGCCCAGGAGCCGGAGCGTCCACCACCGCTCGGGCGACCCGGCCACGTACGCCCTGGCCTCCAGCTCGGTGCACTCGCGCGCCAGGCGCACCCGGGTGATCACCTGCTCCAGCCAGGCGAGGTACCGGGCGCAGTCGTCGGGGTGGAGCGCCAGGACCCGGGTCGGGCTCTCCATGCGTTCCAGGCGCAGGGACATCTCCTGGATGTTGGCGCGCTCCTCCTCGCCGATGACGAACGGGAGCTGCAGCTCGACGCTGCGGAGCGCTTCCGTGAAGTCGGAGAACGGGGTCGCGAACGACCCCGCATAGAGCCAGGGGCGCGGCTCCCGGGCGTAGAAGTGCGCGACGTAGACGCGGTCGTCCGCCGCGGTGGCGGTGCCGGCGGGCTGCGGCTCGGCCTCTGGCACCTCCAGCCACAGTCTGGACCCGGACTCCCGGGGGGTGGGCAGCTCGGGGAGGTGGCGGTCGATCTCGATGGCGGCGGTTGCGGAATCCATGGTGTCTCCAGTCGGTGAGGATGGGCAGCCGCGAGGCCGCCGGCGAATACTCGAGTAAATCCCCAAGGTGATGACCCGCCCGATCGCTACGGGGGCTCCAGGGGGAAGCCCGGCAGCGCCTTGGCGAACGCCTCCCCGACCAGTGCGAGCCCGCGGGGCTTCCCGCCGGGGGGCTCGCGGGGCGCCTGGAGCGTGGCCAGGAACGTGTCTTCGGCCAGGCCGAACAGGTCCCGCACCCCCAACTCCGTGTGGTACAGGTAGCGCATGGTGAGCTTGGTCCCGCGAGGGACGACCTCCCCCTGCGCGTTCCGCAGCTGGCCTTGATCGCGCAGCAGCGCCAGGCCCTGGATGGCGTTCGCGATGCGGCCGCGGGAGTACTTCGCGTACTGCTGGAGATCCTGGATGATCCCCATGTCCCGGCCATCGTCGTAGCCGGCGGGCGCCTTCCGGTCGGGAGTGTACAGGTGATCCCGCACGAGCCCCATCAGGCGGGAGTTGGTCCAGTCGGAGGCCGGGGCCGAGGACGGTGGCGGCAGGGCGGAGCGGTCCCGCCGTTCGCCGTTCGCAGGGGTCGTAGATTTTTCCACACGGCGCCCCGCGCCGGTTGCGTTAGCAACCGAACCTGCAGGTGAAGCGTTGCAGGTACCTGTAGAGTTACCTGTAGAGTTAGACTGAACCTCCTTCAGTGCCTTCATGGAAAGAGGTTCAGTGCCTTCGCCCCGAGGCACTGAACCTCTTTCAGTGCCTTGCCCGGTTGGACGATCGTCGAACAGCTCCTCCTGGGCGCGCTCCACGGGGGTGGCGAGCTGATCGAGCACGGCGCGGGGCAGCGTCGCCTTGTACTGGTGGCGGCTCCACTTCTGGCCGCTCATGCCGCACTCGCTCCGATCCACCCAGCCGTCGCGGTCCGCCGCCTCGAGGTGGGTGCAGACCGTCCGCTCGCTTAGCCCGGTCTCCTCCTCCAGCAGCTTCGTGCTCGGGAAGCAGCTCGCGCCCTTGTCATCCATGTGCAGCGCGAGCCCGTTCAGGACCGCCCTGCACGTCGCATGGGGGCCCAGGCGCGACATGAACGCGCGCCGCCAAAGGAAGACGTCCACCCGCACTCGTTCGGCCTGAGTCTCTTCGCTGCTCACGCCCACCACCCCGGGTCCATCGGTTGAGATCGCGTCACGCCAGCCCCTTCGGGAACCACAGGTCCGTCGCCGCCACCCAGCCCCGCTGCGGGTAGTGGAGGGCCCCCAGCGTGCTCAGCTTGCCCCGCATGTTCTTGTAGTAGCCCCCGTCCGCCTCCATCCCCGCGGCCGCGGCGAGGTCCTCATTCGCGAGGGCGCGCGGGTACACCTGGAGCAGCGGCCGCATCACCCGCTGCTCCGGAGCGGAGAGCAGGTCCATCCACGCCCGGTGTAAGTCCGCCCGGGTCCGGATGTCGGCGCGCGGGCGCGCGAGCGCCCGGCCCGCCGCGGTGAGGGCGAGCCTGTTGCTGGACGGGTAGCGGATCATCCCGGCGCTGCTGAGCGCGCCGCGCAGGTTCTTGAAGTAGCCCCCGCGGACCTTCATGGCGGCGATCGCGCCCACGGCTTCGTTCGTGGGCTCCGGGATCCCCAGGGCCTCCAGGGTGGCGATCGCGTCCAGGATCCGCTGCTGCGCCTGCGTAAGCGTGCCCGCCGGGCTGGTGGCGCTCCCCTCTCCAGCAGGATCAGAAACCCGCGGCTCTGCTGGCTGAATGCTGGTGGTGCGTGGAGAGCCACCAGGATCCCCCACACCCCGCTCCCCTCCCGCATGCTCCTGGATGTCCCGGAGAGCGGACTGCAGCTCCCTCGTTGCCGCGGCGGCGCCGGCCTCCAGGTTCTCAAGCCTGCGCACCACCATCCCAACGGCGGCCTCGACGATCTCCACCAGGTCAGCGCGCGCGGTGGCCGCGGCTCGTGCAGTGGCCGCGACATCGGCCGCCGGCAGCGCACGCACAGCGCGGAGCTCCTCCTCCAGCTCGCGGACCCGCTCCTGGAGGGGGCGGGGGTCGGACGCCTCGGCCGAAGCGACGGCCTCCGCGAGCTCGGCCCCCAGCTTCGCTAGGTCCACCGCGGCGGCCGTCCGGGGCAGCGACGGCGCCTCGCCCGGCTCCGGGGTCCGGGAGGAGTCGAACGTCCCGAGCGGCCGCACCTCCACACGCTGGAACAGGTCCGCCGACGGGCGCCACCACCACGCGACGCCGGCGGGGAGGGAGGGCAGGTCCGCGAGGAAGCGGTCCCGGTGGCCGCGGGTGTCTTGCTGCTTCACCCAGTCGTCGAGCGCCCTGCGGTCGTGGGGCCCGGTGATGCGGTGAGTCACCAGGATCTCGACCGCGCTGAGGACGTCCTTGTTCACGCTGGCCGGGCGCGCGTCGATCAGCACCACCCCGAGCCCCGAGGACCTGCCGAGACGGACGCAGTCCTGCGCGGCGCCGACGAGCCGCGCCTCCGCCCCGCCCACCCGTTGCGGGACGAACTGCGACGCCTCGTCGATCACCAGCGTCAGAGACGTCCGGTGCTCGGGCTTCCCCTTCAGGTGGTAGAGCTCCTCGAGGAATGCGGTGGCGAAGGCGCGCTGCTCCCCCTTTCTCATGTGGCGGACGGAGAGGATCAGCGACGCCCCGCGCTCCACTGCGAAGCGCGCCACCGCGGCGCCGGCGCCTGCGGCGAGGGGGAGGTCCCCGTGTGGCCCGCCCAGGATCACCACGGAGAAGCCGGGCGCCGTCCCGTCCGCTGAAGACTTGAGGCCCCACCAGACGTCGGTGGGGTCCAGGATCACCACCTGCTGCCGGCGCTGCAGCAGCTCCTCCACCAGCACCTTGCCGGTGACTGTCTTCCCGGCACCGCGGACGCCCACGATGGCCAGCGCCTCCGTGCCGATCGCCGGCGGCAGCGTGAACGGCTTCCCGCCGGCGATCCCGAGGCGGAGCCCCCGCGCGGCTTTCATGGTGCGACCCCGGCGCGGCCGGCGCAGTCGGTGACTGGCCCGGTGTAGTGGGTCGCCCAGCCGCCGGTGCGCCGCCCCCCGGCACCGCGGCCGCTCCAGTGGAAGCGCATCGGCGCCGGCATCGTGAGCATCACGGCACAGAAGAGCTCGGGCGCGGTGGGGCGCATCGAGGGATGGGTGCAGCGCAGCCCCCGCTCGGCGTCCTGGTGGACGCAGCCGATGCAGATCCCCATGGCCCCGGGGAGGGGCGCCCACACCTCAAGCTGCGAATACAGGCGGGGGTGCGGCTCGATGATGCGCGAGCTGCACAGGGTGCAGAGGACGATGACGATGGGCTCGGGCTGGTCCTGGTCGTCGTGCTCCCGCCAGCGCTCCAGCACCGGGACGGCGACACCGTCGACGGTGTGGTCGTAGCCCTCGCTGTCCGGTCCCACGTCGGCGAGGCGGCCACAGTTCTGGCAGCGGTCCAGGCGCGGCGGGAACCGTAGGGTGCGCGAGAGGCGGGGGAAGCGCTCCGCCGGGGCGCCCGCGAGCGGGAGCTCGCCCTGGGCGCTCAACCGTCCACCTCCAGCAGAGAGAGCTGCGGCCGGCGTGGCGGTGTTGGCGGAGGGCCGTTGATCCAGATCACCTCGGTGCGGGGCTCCTCCGCATCGCTGCGCGAGGACGTCCACTGCACGCGGCGCCAGTCGGGGTAGAGCTCGACGTCGTAGAGCTCGCAGGGGTGTCCGCTGATGACCACGCGGCCGCGGCACGCGCGCAGCGCCTTCGCGAGTGCGCGGTGGTCGTCGTCGCTCATCTCGGCGCCGTAATACTTTTGCCCCTCGGCGGGCCACCGGATCCCGCTGCGCGTGCTGTGCGGGTACGGGGGATCGGCGTAGATCGCGCCGTCCGGTCGGTCGTGGCGGACGATCACGTCGACGGCGGGGCGGGTGTGAATCACCACGCCCTGCAGACGCCTCGTGAACTCCTCGACGCAGGCCGGCAGGTTGGCCCACTGCCGGCTTGGGCAGGTGTTGGAGCCGCTGAAGCGGAAGCCCGCGGAAGGCGCCATGTTCCGACGCGAGGCCATGAATGAGCGAACGAGCGTCCGTCTTGCCTGCTCCACCTGGTCCCCGTGCGGCTCGCGCGCCGCCCTGAACTCCTCCTCCGAATAGGGCGTGAGCTCCAGCAGCCGCCGCAACTCGGCGGCGGCGGAGCGGTTGCGCAGCACCCGAAAGACGTTCGTCACCTGGCCGTTTACGTCCCCAATCACCTCGCGGCGAGAGCGGGGCTTTCGGAACAGGACGGCAGCCGAGTAGCAGAACGGTTCGATGTACCGGTCGTGCGGGCCCAGCTCGGCGATGATTCGAGGCGCGTCCGTCCACTTCGCGCCGTGGGCCCGGAGGGCGGGTCGCGACACGATGGCCAGGCTGGCCGCGCTCAAGCCGCCACCTCCGCGGCCGGGGTCGGCTGGAGCCAGAGATAGCAGGCCAGGCACACATCACCCACGGCCTCGAGCTCGCCCCGCGGCCGCCTGCACCGGGCGCAGGTGGAACAGGTGTGCGTCTCCCGGGCGTAGGCTCTCATGACGGCCTCGCAGCCGGCACCCCGGCGAGTTGGAGGCGAACCACCGCGGTTGCACCGGTCGCGATCGGCGTGAAGCTGTCGCGCAGCCGAAGCGCCTCCCGGCGCGCAAGAGCCTCCTCGCGGCAGGCGGCCATCCAAGCCGTCTCCTTGTGGGTGAGCAGCCAGCTCATCTCGCCGTAGAGCGCATCGAGCGTGGCGCCCTGCTCCCCCAGCAGCTGCACCGCGCGCCGCTCAGTGAAGCCGTACGGCGGCTTGCCCGCGCGGACCTCGATGCGCGGAAGGTTGTCCTTTCCACCGACCATGGTCCGCAGGTCCAGCAGCTTGCCAGGCGGCACGCCGACGTACCCCACCACGGCGGCCTCACCCATCGGCTGCTCCCCCTCCTTCCCGCCACTCGGCCACAGCACGCGCACCATGGCGGCATCATCGACCAGCTGGAGAAGGTCCGTATCACGGCTCAGGATCGCCGCCGGCACCTGGTTGGCGCGCGCGCTCGCCACCACTGCGGCGACCACGTCGTCGGCCTCCATCCCCACCGCCTCGCGCGTGGCCACCCCCCAGCGGGCGAAGTACGGGCGGAGCGCGCCCGTCATCGCCTCGGTGGACGGGCGGTCGCGCCCGGCGCGCTCCGCCTTGTAGTGGGGGATCAGGTCATGCCGGAACGACCGCGGCGCATCAAGCGCGAGGATCAGGTGCGCCGGCGACCACCGGCGGACCGCGGCGGTGAGCATTGTGCTCACCTTGCGCGGAAGCTTCTCCAGCGAAGGGTCTCGCAGCGTGAACCAGGCGCGCGCGGCCAAGTTGGAGAAGTCCACCACCAGGACCTCGCCTCGCGGCCGCGGCACGGCGGGCGCGCTCAC